AGAGTTCCTGACACAGCGTTTGTTGCTATGTGAACAGCTGTAATAGCGTTATCCGCAATAAGTGTTCCCTGTATCGCGTTTACTGCTACTAGTTCTGAAGGTACTGTTGTATTTGCCATTCTTTATTCCCCTTTTAGTTTTTCTATTTCTGCTGAAAGTTCTTGGATTGCTTTTACTAGCATTGGTATAACTGCTGTTTCACCAACTCTTTGTTGTCCAGCAGGATCATCGTCGTCCCACATACTAAAACCATCTTTAATATCGCTGTGTTTATCAATAGCTGCTTTAACTTCTTGAGCTATAAAGCCGTGTTGAGATTTAGAGTTTTTATAAACTTCTGTAGAGTCTTTTTCATAACCTCTAAAGTTTTCAGGTAGATCACCTTTATTTCTATAATTAAAAGTTACTGGTCGAAGATCGTTGATAAAAGCTAAACCTACAGTAGAGTCTTCAATATCTTTCTTAACTCTTTCATCTGATACTTCTGCCCAAGATGTACTTCCGTGTCCTGTCCGAATATCAGAAGCACCTTGACCTATAGTTGTGTAGTTGTCTTGGCACGAAAGATTTAATCCAAAACCATTAGCATTACTACTACCTGCTGATGTTGTAAGAACGTTAGCACCAACTAATGTATTAGATGAGCCTGTTGTTGTCGTATCTCCAGCATCATCTCCAATATATGTGTTTGAACTGCCTGTGGTGTTTGCGTATCCAGCACCAATACCAACTGCCACATTATTTGCACCTGAAGTATTTAAACCTAGTGAAGCATTACCTACAGCAACATTCAAAGTACCAGTAGTATTAATATACATAGCACCTTGCCCTATAGCCACATTATTTGCACCTGTGGTAGTAAAAAACAGACTAGCATGTCCAAGAGCTGTGTTAGCACCAGCAGTAGTATTATTATAAAGCGCCCTGTAACCAAGTGCTGTGTTTTCAGATCCAGTAGTATTGTCAGTTAATGCCTCTGCACCAAAAGCTGCATTTTGATTTCCAGTAGTGTTTGCATCTGCAGCGGCAGAACCCATCGCAGTATTTTTAGCACCAGTTGTATTTGCACCTAAAGCATAATAACCTACTGCTGTATTTTCTTGTGATGTAGTGCTTAATCTTAAACATTCATAACCAAGTGCAGTATTGTAATTTCCAGTAGTATTTGTTCTTAAAGCACCTGAACCGACTGCTGTGTTTTCAGTACCTGTTGTATTTTCTGTTAAAGCAGTTGAACCGACTGCTGTGTTGTTAGCTGCTGTGGTATTCTCGCTTAAAGCTCCGTAACCTATTCCTGTATTTGTTGATCCAGTTGTATTTTTTCCTAAAGAGCTATAACCCATTGCCGTGTTATTTGAGCCAGTTGTATTTGCATCCATGGAAATTGCACCAACTGCCACATTATCTGTACCTGTTGTGTTTACTGTTAAAGCAAAATAACCAACTGCTGTGTTATCATCTGCTGTTGTGTTAGATCCTAAAGCACTTTGACCAATAGCAACGTTATTTTCTCCTGTAGTATTAGCATCTAAAGAATAAGAACCTACTGCTACATTTTTAATACCTGTTGAAATTAATTTTCCAGAATTATAGCCAATAGTGACATTTTTCTCACCTGTGGTTATTGCTTCTCCAGCACCTCTTCCAAGAGCAGTATTTTTAGTACCTGTGGTAATTGCTGCACCCGAATTAAACCCAACAACTGTATTATCATCACCAGATGTTAAAGCTGCAAAAACATCAACACCTAAACCAGTATTGTTGTTAGCAGCGTCTATAGTTCCTGTAGCATTGTCTCCAAGCATAATTGAAGAAGTACCAAATGCTTTATAATTTAATGCTGAACCATTAATAGTTAGTGCATCAGTTTCTAAAGTTCCATCGATGTCTGCATCACCTGAAATATCTAAAGCTGTACCAATAAGTGTTTGTGTAAATGTTACTTGCCCATTAGAAGCAATAGTTATAGCATCTACGTCTGAAGCAGAACCAATTGTTTTGCCATCACCAATAATCAAATCATCAGTTAGTGTAACTATACCTGTAACACCTAAAGTGCCACCTATAGTCGCATCATCTGTAACTGTTAGATCATCTTGTACTTTTAAATCTACTACGTTTAAACTGGCAAAAGCATCAACAACCGCAGCTCCTGAACCAGCACCATCTAGGTAAACTGCTTTAGTATCACCAGCAGGTATGGTTACATTTGCCCCACTACCTTGTGAAATAATAATGTTTTGCGAACCACTTGTGCCATTCTCAATAAAGTGCAAACGACTAAGTGTGTTTGGTGCTATTGTAATAGTACAAGCTGAATCGAGTGTTCCAGTGTATTTAATATAGATTGACCTAGCAGGGTCTGTTGCACCATCAGCTACAGTTGAAGTGTGTGTGTCTGCATTTGTTGTTATTGCTTCTGTACCAAAACTTAATCCTTCTGCAATAAGCTCTAAGTTGGTATTTGTTGTTGTACCCCACGTTCCTGACGCATCACCTGTCGCCATTTCGTTGAGTCTTAAATCATTTACATATGTACTTGCCATTTTTTAGTCCCTCGATTAACCTTTTAAGATTATACTACTATTTTAAACAATTGTTAAGCTACTTCTTCCCAATTAGGGTTTTGATCATCGTTAACAGAAGACCAACTAGGTGTTTGACTATCATTTACTCCTGTCCAGCTTGGATCTTGACTATCATCTATTAACCCCCAAACATTCACCGAAGGAACTCCTGCTGTGCCTTCTAGTCCTGTTAAAGTTACTGTTGCTTTAGATATTGTTGTTACTGTTCCTAAAGATGCTGTGGCTGATTGTTCTGTAACATGAACTGTCATGCCCAAAGCTATCGATACAGTACCTAATGCACTTGTTGCTGCCTGTCCTGTTGAAGTTACATTTGCTTTACCTACAGTTGTTACTGTTCCTAGAGATGTTGTAGCCGAAACACTAGAAATATCTACATCCGCTTTAGCAACAGGAGTAACTGTACCTAATGCACTTGTTGCTGCTAATCCAGAAACTGTAACTTGTGCGTTGTGGTGAACTGTGACAGATCCAAGACTTGCTGTTACACTTAACCCTGTTACAGAGACATTAGCCTCACCATCTACATCTACAGAAACCGAACCAACTGTTCCAACAGCACTCGGTAAAACAGCAACAGCATCACCATTAACACCAACTCCAGAAACTGTTCCAGTTGCGCTAACTCCTGTTAGTGTTACGTTTGCTACACCTACTACACTTAATGCGCCAACAGCACTTGTGGCTGATTGTCCAGTAGGAACTACATTAGCTTCTGCAACTATACTTACAGATCCTACAGCAGAAGTAGCAACTAAAGTAGAAGGCGTTGCGTTAGCTCCAGCGTCAACGCTGACAGAACCTAACGCAGAAGTAGCAGCTACACCAGATATGGTGAAGCTTATAGGTACGGAAGCGGGTTGACCCCAAGGACCATCACCCCAGCCAGCTCGACCCCAGCCTGACATTTTAGGTTAAGCTATTCTAATAATAGCTGTACTTGCTGCTGCCGCAGGGAAGACTATTGTAAAGTCTCCTGCTGTAGAAGTTTTATCTCCACCAAAATCAATGGTTGCTACAGATACATCAGAATTTGTATCATTATAAATTAAGCATCCTCTGGCGGTAACAGTAGCTGTACCAAATGTTAAATCTGCAAAATCGGTAAAACCTGTTGTTCCACCAGAAGTAGGGTTTATATTAGTCAGAGCTGCACCGCCAGCTGTGTAATTAGTACCAGTAACTTGATTAGTGGTGGTATATGCTGTTGTTGCTGCACCCATAGTAGCAGAACTTGTGTAGAGAGCTAGTTTAAAAGAGTTGCCTCCAGAAGCTAAAAAATTATGTTTTGCTTCTAATAGTTCCTTTTTAAAACTTGTAGTTAATGTTGATGTTATAGCCATTTTATTTTAACTCCGTAAGTATTTTAGCTAAATTTTCGTGTCCTTGTTTTATTAAAACATTTTTCATAGTGCATCTTTCACTATTGATGCCCTGTTTAATATAATAAAGTATTGTGTTGTAAATAGCTACTCTAAATGCTTCTGCTTGTTGTCGAACGTGACCTTCTGCTTCTTGAGATATACCGCATATTCTATCAGTTGCTCGTTCAGCCCAATATTCAGGAGGGTGACCTCTATATTTTTGTGTATCTACTGTTAATGATCCTAGTGTTGAAACTGTATCTATCTCTATCATACTAATACCTTTTTGCTTCTGGTGGCGTGTTTAATACTGGTACGATTTCACCGTTCCTCAATTCTTCTTCTTTTGCGGACATATAATCGTTATAACTAACTTCATAAAACTCCTTAGTTTTTGGGTCAATCATCACTAATGGTGGGTTATCTAACCTATGATATCCGTATATTTTATCTTTTAACGGTACGTCTGTATCTAGTAAACCAGAACGAGGAGCTACACTGACCACCATTCCTGCAGTTATGCATTTAGATAACCAAAACTCTACGCAAGCTCTCCCTGCTTCTGCAAAGTGTAAATTACCTTTATAGGTAAAATCTACTCCAAACATATTTAACCTACCTACTCTATTATATAAAGCAAAAGCAATAGCAAAACAAACTGTGTTATTTAAGTAATTAGATCCTGTTTCTTTTACAACATCAAGTAAAGGAAACTCTACTAAGTTATCACATCTCTCATCTAATTCACATGTGTATATAGGTCCAGGATGAGATTTTAACACTTTGCACATTAGGTGTGTTTGGCTTCCTGCAGCATCACTGTCTAAAAATCTGGTAGGTGGGTCTAACATAAATGTTCTATCGACTTGTCTAGCTATTCCCGCCATTGCGTTTATTGCCCAAACTTCGTCGTATTCGTGTCCATGTGAAACAGATAAATGATAGTCTAACTGACTCTCGCCCATAGCGACGATGGCGACATTCGCCCCGTCCAATGTCTGTATTTTCATGCCTGTGGTGTTCTCCTTACTTGGTCGTATCTATATTGATCTCGGGTGGATTTACCTTCCCCAAGGTTTTTCATTAAGGCGAGTGCCTCTTGAAATCTGGTTTCATAGATCGGTGATGTCTCATAATTCTTTAAATACATCATGGCTTCTGCTAAACTACCATACAACATTGCATTAGGAGCATTGGTAGATAACCAAGTTGTACCAGAATCACCTGCCGAAGTAAGGGATGAGGGTCTATAAAAATAATGTAACTCAAAAGTAAAATTAGTAGATGGCGTTGGTGCCAATATAAAAGTATCATCATCAAACTCTGCGTAATACTTTGGTGTCCCTGTGGTAGCGGATGCAGGTGTATAATCCCGAATAAAACTTGGATGTTTCAGTTTTAAATAGTTGTAGTTAGAAGAACTGTCTATAACCGCTAAACTGAAAGAAGATAAAAAATCACTAGGTGCGCCTAAGTAAGCAGAACTAGCAGTTGCTGTTCCTGTTACGTTTTTGATAAAATCATCTAACTGTACAGCTTTTAAAATGCGTTCTTCTGCTGTTTTAATAAAGTCTGGTAAGTGTGTAACAAAAGAAGATTCTGTAGACTCAGCATAATCTTGTATTGCTGTTTTTAGTGTAGCGTATGTCCAACTCATAATATTATCCTGTTGTAACTGTTACTTCTCCAACCTCTCCAACTAAACTATCTGTAAAAAAACTTGATCCTATCGTGTCGTTATGAGATATAAACATAGAAGGAGCGGTAACTCCTAAACTGTTTTTAGTGTTTTCTGTTTTTACTACCCCATAACCTGTTGTAGGAGCAGACTCAGTTCCTCTAGGTTGTATAAGAGCTTCTGGGTCTGTAGGTGTTGTGATAGGTTCTAACTGTGGGTGTTTGGGTTCAAAACATGTACTGCAAACTTTCAAACCATTCCACTCTTTTCTCAATTGTAAGTATTTATATACAAAACCGCACCTATCACACTGAGCTTGAGAATATTTACCAACTGCATACCCCATTATAAATAACTCCTACGCGGAACTAGATGTAGAGAAACTCTACCTCTATCCTCATCTGCTGCAAGTTTAAAATCTTGTTCATACTGTTGTTTCAGTAAAGGTACTCTTTCTGGGTTTCTTTTCATTGCTATGTAGTATGCTAAACCACTAGCCATACAAGGCATAAACCTTGAAGGTACTTCTGGGTCTTGAGCGGAAGCAGATACATCGTCTATGCGTTGTATAGTGTTTGCTACAAATGAGTATGTTGCTACAGAATCTGGTGTTGGATATAACTTCACTACTGGTGTAGTTTGCCTGTCTAAAAAATATTGAGTTGGTCTTCCAGTAGAATCCTTGTCGGGTATGTTTAAATATTCTGTTCTTCCTATACGAGTAATTTGTAGATCTGTTGTAGTGCTATTGTCTACTTGTCGTATGATAGCGGAAACTATATCTATGTCATATGCGTTTAAAGTATAACTATTAGTTCCTGACGTTAAACTTGTTGTAACTTGATCTATCGTCCAGAGGTTTACACCTCTGTTAGACCAATCGGCGAACATAATATTTAATGATCGCCGAGCAGTCTCTGCATCATAACCTGTTCTAAGTTCTAAACCAGCTAACTCGTATGCTTCCTCTATTGTGTCCGCAATCGTTAACTGAAAAGTTTTAGTGCCCGAAGTCGCCATTAAAATTCTTTAATTACTGTTAAAACAATAACATAAGAATCTGCACTCGCATGACCTGTGGTTGTTAGTTTGATGTCTCCTGTTTTTCCACTAGAAGCAGCGGTGTTCTGCAAACCACCCATGTATGAAAAATCTACATCGTCACTATAATCAGAATTTAAATCCCAACAAATCGTGTTTGTATCAGCGTTCCACAAAAGTTTTACGCTCATACCAAATGTTGAGTAATTAATCTTTTCTACTTTACAACCTGTACATGCTGCACCATCTGTACTTCTTGCAGCTAAAGCACTTACGTCTATTTTAGTTACTGCTGCTTCGCCTGTTCCATCGGATGTGTTAGTTAACTGTATAACAGCTTTTCTATCATCATCTACGATAGTTGTTGAAGTTACTGCATCTGCCATATGTCACCTCCGATTAAGCGTCAGCGAATGGAGTTACTAGAGTTCCTGAACCAAGTATTAATCCTTCTACCGCATATTTAGCAGAAGCTATTGCAGTGCATCTCACAATACTACCAGCTAGTCCACCTTTAGTTGATCCATTCATGGTGATAACATCGTTACTTGCACCAGAAATAAAAGTTTTACCTGTCGCATCAGTTACACCAGTGTAAGTACCACCAACAAATTTATCTGTGCCGTCGGTTAAAATATCCATGTCTGTTGCTGCAGTAACTACTACAAATGTAAAAACAGCACCTAAATTGTTAGTTTGACTCGGATCGTCATCACGTCCTGGAGCAGTAGCAACAATAGTAGGTAAGGTAAATTTACCGTCTGCGTCGTTAGTTAAAAGAACTTTACCTGCGTGTGCTGCAACAGTTAGAGTTGTATCAGCAGTAAGACTAACTACGTTAGCATTACCTGCTGCTATGAATCCAGCGAGTGACCTAACTGGACCTGAAAATGTTGATTTTGCCATTTTATTCCCTCCTATGAGAATAATAATTCACCGTCTTGGCTTGTCTGCTAGGTCAGTCGGTGAGTAAAAGTTATCCTAGTAATTTAATCATATATTATTAAACATAAAAAAGAAAGGGATCCGAAGACCCCTTTCAACATTCCAGATTGTTTTTAGCTTATGCGCCTGGAGATCCGTAGATTCCGCGCCAATCACTAAACCCGAAGGAATATCTCTCACGAGCTTTGTAACGAACGTTACCAGTTTCAAAATCGCCTTCCATACCTGTTGCCATGGCTGCTCTTTCAAAATGTTTCAAACCGTTAGGTGCATCTGTCTTAATGAAAAATGCATCTGTGTCGGTTAAGTAATGGTTCACTACGTATCCTTCTGGCAACATCCCCATGTTTTTCATAGCGTTGATGTCGTTATCAGAAGTAGATACTCTTCCTGGAGAGTTTAAGATCCTATCTGCCACAAATTGTAGTTGTGGTGGTATGATCAGTTTTCTAGCTTGCACATTAACTTTAATACCTCTTTCATCTTTATATGATGAGATATCAATTAAAGCATTTTCTAACGAAGTTTCGTTAAGATCTGCTGCTGTGCTTGGCTCATTAGACTGGTCACCTGCTGTCAATGTTGGGTGATCAGTTGTCATGAGAGGTTTACCATCGCCTCCTGGAAAGGAAGTAGAGAAACCATTGTTAAGCACATTTGCTGCTTTAACTTGTTTAGTGGTCGCCATTGACCTAGCCAATGCTCTTGTGTATCTAGATGAAAGCGTATCGTAGAGGTTATCTTCGATTGCTTCTTCTGTCAACGCAAATGCGAGGGCTACTGTTTCATGAGTGTAACGAGATGTGAAGGTCTCTTGCGCTGCATCATAAGTTACTGCTGCACCTTCTCCTTTAACTGGAGCTTGTGCGAAACCTGATAACATCACTTCTTCTTCAAATGCTCTGTCTGAATTTTCAGTATCAAAAATTTCAGAGTGCTCATTCTCGTAACGGTTGTACTCGAGACCAAAAAGTGCATTTAGTCCTGGCTCGAGTTCTTTTACTAATTGCGCTCTATTAATCGCCATTTTAAATTACCTTTTAGTTATTGCCGAATACAGAAGCTGGGAATATTACATACATTCTAGCGTATTGACCGATTGAGTTGTCGGGTCTATCTACAAACCCCACTACTGTCGCGATCCCACTAGAAGTAGTAGCTGTCACTGCTTCTTTTGATCGACCTGTTGAAGAATCACCTGCTGTTGTTGTGATAGTGTTTGTAGTACCAACCGTTGCTTGTGTTGGAGTTGCAGATCCCTGCGCCTCGTACACAATATCAGGGTCGGCATATACATACGCTTTCGCATCAGCAGATCCGAGGGTAGCTGTGTCGGCTGTCCACATTTTCGAAAAAACGATAGAGCCGTCAGTAGCTGTATATTCTACACCTGCGAATACACCTAGAGGAGTACCAGTCGCTGTTCCTTGAATAACGTAACCACTAGATAGATTAACTACATCACCACTAAAGATAGATGCGTTAGTCGCACTTGCGATTGCGAATTCTGAAGGTCTTATAGTACCGCCAGACATATGATAAGCAGGAGTAAAACCGTTTGGACTATTAACATTTGCCATTGTATTTTACCTTTTCGTCATATTGAAAAAAATAATGATTCCTAAGAATCATTTCCTTTACCAAATGTGACTTGAGACTTTCTATTAGGGTTACTAATAGGCATTCTACTGTCACTTTCTCGCATAAGATTGTTATCAACAGCCTGCATTTGGTCAGCAGCTTGTCGATCATAATATTCTCGTCTTTGATCAACGAGTTCTTGAGGCATCTTTGCAAGTATCAATCCTCCCACTCCGATTACGCCAGCGTGTTTACCATCATCAACAGTTGGTGCTTCAAACTCAGGATGGTCTTCTGCTCTCACAGGTTCCCAACCTTCACGAATACGTTTTGACATATTCGCTTTGTCGTCTTGACCTACCATTGATTCTCGTAACCACCTGTATACATATCCGTCTGGAGGTGTTGGTGCGTCTAATAAAGACGGTGGTTGCCATGTCTTGGTACGAGACTTTTTCTCTCGACTGTCTGCAGATCGAGGAGATCGATCTGTTACGGTATTACTATTTTTGTCTACCATTTTAACTCCTTCACGATTTAACGTGTTTAGCATATTCTTCAAGTGGGACATTTAGTCTTTTAGCTATTGCTACCTGACTAGGTGTCAACTTGACTGTGCGTCCTTTTCCTGTTTTCCCTGTCGCCCCTCGGCTTGAGTTAGTAACATTCTCTTGAACGTTCGGTGGTGGGGTTTTTCCTAGTTTATGAGGAAAAGCCTCAGCCATTCTTTTATCGATCTGCTCATAATATTGATCAGAAGCAGGATCAAATCCTTCTTTTTCTACAAGTTCTTTATGAAAAGCAAAAGCACTTGTAGTCATAGCTAAATCAGAACCAAACCACTCATTCTTCGAAGCCCACTTTTGAGCTTGTGGGTCTGGTGTTGGAGGTTGTACAGGTGGAGCAGTTGCTGTTTGTGTTGCTTGCTCAACCTCTACTTCTTTCTCCTCCTCTGGTTTAACTCTTTTTAAACTTTCTAATTCTACTGCAAGTTTCGCAACTTCTTTCTGAGACTCAAGCATGGCGTCTGTATCACCGATATCATGCGCTTTTTTATACGCTGACTCTGCCGAGCTCAACTGACTCTGGACTCTTGCACTATATTCATCATATAGGTTTTTATCTTTTTGTGAAAGGGTTGCTTGAGTATTATTTAATTTTTGCTGCACATTTTGTGCATACTCAATCGCTGCTTTCTCTCTTCTTTCGGCTTCTCGTATCTTATAAGTTAGTTTATTTATTCTTTTCTTGACTGATTCACTATACTCTGCTATCTCTTCTTCTGATTTATCTTCTTCTTTTACTGGTTTTTCTTCTGCAGTTTTTTCTTCAACAACCTCAGGCTCTTCTGTTTCAACCTCAGCTGTTTCAGTTTCTGCTGCTTCTAGTTCTATCTCTACTTCTTCGTTTTCTTCTTGCATGGGTTCTGCCATGGTACTGTCCTCTTGTTTGCGTGATTACACGGGAGTTGTTACATCTTCTGGGTTATTTATTACGGCTAATATTTCATCATCGTTCAATAAACGTAAGTCGCCACCCTCTATCTTAATCCTTGCGCCTGCGTATCTGCCAAAGATAACCCAATCTTTTTCTTGACACCATGCACCGTTAGGGAACTTATTTTTATCTTTATATGCGTCTGGACCAACACTGACTACATAACCTACATTAGTCGACAATCTTTCTTTTTCAACATAGGATTCTGCTAAAGCTATACCGCCTTTAGTCATAGCTTTTTGACTAAACGGTAGTATTAGTATTCTATAACCAGTCGGAGACGGTAACTGTTCTAGTAAACTCTCGTCTTCTTGTACTGATTCAGGGGATATTATAGTTTCTTTCTTTTTAAACCGACTTGAATTATCTACGTGGTCTGGTATAGAATTATCTGCGGGATTGTTTCCCAAAACTTCCTTTACTGACATTATCTTCCTCACTACTCTTTTTTTGCAGGTCTAATAATATTCTCTCGGCTGAGCTTAGACCTGTTAACTCACCGAGAACTTTTTGATATGCTGCCCAATCTTGAATACCACCAGTCGTGATAACTTCTTCTAGATCAGACTTCCTTAAACGGAGTTCTTTTAAAAATTTTTCTATTAAATATATAGGATCCATTAACAACCCCAATCTCTACGCGCCCAATAGTTAGCTTTCATTCTATCACTACCTAAACCACTGCTGCGTGCGCAATATGCTTTTTTGCGTTTTTTATTATTTTTGTGCATACCTAAGTTAGCATCCCCAAATGTAATTTTTTTAACTCTGCCTGTACTAGGATTTTTTACGAAAACGACTTTACGTTTTTTACCGTATCCAGTTTCTCCTTTGCGGAGAGCTCTTGGAGAATTTAATTTTACTGTTTTACCCTGATACTCAGCCATCTTGTCCCCATACTTTAGTTTTAGATCCACCCCAATATTCTACAGCGTGTCCTTCTTCTATTAATTTAGCGCAAATATCCTCACCGTCTTCTGTGTATGGAACACCTAGTATCCTGCCATACTTGCCTTTACCTAACGATTTAACTTTAAAAGAACCAGTACAAAGTTCTTTTAATCTTTCTTTTGCTGCTTTGCCCATAACTTTTTCTTTAGCTCTTTCTGGGTATCTTTTTGTATTAATTCTAGATTCAGGAGTATCGATTCCTGCTAAACGTACTCTTTGTTTATGTAATCTCACATTAAATCCTAAATCTATGACACAATCAAATGTGTCCCCATCAACAATTCTTTCTAGCGTAGCATTATAGACAAATGCTTCTGGAGCACTCACTATCTTTTACCGCTTGAACTCGTATTGTATTTTAAACCTTTAGTTGCAGCACCGCCACCCTGTACCGTACTTTGACCTTTACCAAAAACATCTTTGTATAAAGCTGTCCCAGAAGTTACAGGTTTAGCAAGATTTATTCGATCTGGTCCTGGCACACTAACTGTTTTATATTTAGTTGTATCTTTCATAATCACCCCTATGAGTATTTAGTTCTTTTTCTTTTTTCATCCATTACAGCACCGCATCCTCTATGCATACCAGATTTTACAGCACCACCTACTTTGAAGGATTGTCCCTTCTTCATTGCTTTAAAGTCGGCACCAGTTATCTTGTCTCTAGGTTCTGCAACTGCTGCTAATTTTTTCTGTTTAGCTGAATATTTACTTTTAGGCATTTTTACTTCCTTTCTGTGCTGCTCTTATATTCGCTTCGGTCGGTGCGCCTTTATCACCTTTCTTACGCATTCTTTCTCCGCTACCAGCTTTTATGCGTTTGCGTTTTGCGTGAATATTAGCCCAGAGACCAGGACGACCACCATCTTTCATACCTTCACGATACTCGCCACCGCCAGCCATTTCCTTTTTCTTTTTCTCTGCGGCACCGCCATATCCCATCTTCTCGACTTTACCGCCATATTCAAACGTTCTTTTATACATATCAAGATCCCTTAGTCTTAGTGTCCGACGATCTGACATCTTTCAATATCTGACCGTATGTTTTCGTTGATTCATTTTGAGCTTTCATCATTGATTCTTCTCTATCCTGCGCAACTTTCATTTCAGCTATTGCTTCTTGTGATTCTATTCTAGCTAAATCTACCTCGCTTCGTAAAGCGTCTGATTGTGCTCTTTGAGCGATTTCTTCTTTCTTAATTTCTACTACAGGATCTACTTGAGCATTTTGCATAGCTTGTGCCATAGCTTGTGCTTGACCAGTAACTTGTTGTGTTGCTGTTGCTGCAGCTAGTGCTATCTCATTCATGACTTCTGGAGGCATCTGACCTTCTTCCATCTGTGGTAGTTTTTGACCCATGGCTTGCTCAATTTGAATCTTATACAACATTGCTTGATGCTCTTGTATGTTTGCAGATATAGCTGATGCTGCTACTGGATTCTGTTGTGACATTGGGTTTTGTAAAAACGCTGAATGAGAAGTTATGTATGCCTCGTGATTTTGAAACTCAAAAGCTCTTATAGGTTGTCCCATCATTGCTGCCTGCTGTTCACTTATAGGATCTCTAGGTGAAACTTCTTGTGGCTCAGGGAGCAGTAATTCTATATTTTTAATCTCTAACGCTTCGTACATTCTTTTATACGCTTCGCGTAGGTTGTGTATTTCAGGTGCTGATTGTGCCATCTGTAATTCTTGTTGAGCAATCATAACTCTTTGAGACATACTGAATATGTTAGGGTCACTTACAGGAATAATATCTACCCTATCGTCAAAGTCTGTTTGTTTTATTGATTGATCTGCACCAGAAACTTGGTATGGATATATAGGTGGTAGTGACCTAGCAAACACATTCGCTAGTAACCTGAACTCTTTTTTCTGAGCAAAGTGAAGTCGTTTATGTATGGCGGACATTACTTTTGTACCACGTTCCAACATAGCTACCGTAGTTCCTACTGGAAGTTGTTGACTGCCGATATCTCCTACTTGCATGTCTGCTATACTTGCGAATCTTCTACCTGAGTCTATAAGTATACCGAGTAACTGACTTAATACTGCGCTTGGCTCTTTATACGGTAAAGGCATCAATGAGTCACGGATTGTACCTCCTGGAACATCGACATCTCTAAATTCTCCAGGACGTAAAGGTTCATCTTCGCCCTGTACTCTCATACCGCGTGCTTTAAACCCTGCTGGTAGGTTTGCGAGTGTACCAGCGTCAATAAGCTGTCTTAGTAATGAAGTTGCGGACTTAGTTAGCCCTCCAATCATGTGAATTAACCCAAAACCATAAAAACCGAGTCCTGGAAGGAACTTATAGTGTATGAAATACTCTTTTTTACGGAATAATTCGTCGTTTAAGTTCCAGTTTCTTCTCATTGACAGTATCTTACCGCTGTCTTCAAGGATTGTTACTATATAAGGTACAGCGTAATCGAACTCATCTATGCCTTCTAACTCTAAATTTACGTGTATTTCTAGTAGTTTATACTCATTATAATCGCTAGACGGCTTACTTAGCCCTTGTAACTCGTCCATTTTCTCTTTTGCTTCGTCTAAATCAATTTCTCCAGGATTTCCTATCGGAATATCGCGAAAAGTACCGTTTATTTGCATTTTTCGGATGTCATTTCCTGTCATATTGATGGTATGAGTGATTCTAGGGCTAGTTTCTAGGTTTGTAGTGTCGTAACTGACTACTAAATCCTCTGCTTTGACAAAACTAGAGGTAGCACGGTTTAAAAGTGAGTCAAAATACACTTTTTTGAACGCAGATCCTGCTAAAGGAAGGTAAAATAGCAAACTGTCCATGTCTGGATCGTATTCTTGCATAACTTCCGTGATCTGGTAGTTCATAAACTCCTTAACTCGGGCACATTGTGCCATAACTTCGGGATTTTCCGCACCAACGGTCTGAGTTTTCACTGGACCTTGTGCTGGAAGGAGTTCTTTATATGCTTGTGCCTGAAACTGTGTTGCTGCTTCTGCTAAAAGTGGGTGTGTTACACCACTAGCTCCTGGGAATGGTTGTTCTCTTTCTTCTGATTTAATACCGAGTAGATCTAAACCGTCAGAAAATGTTTCTAACCACTCTTCTCTTGATTGTTTATCTTCTTCATACTGAGAGCAAAGTTCACTACTAATCTCGTCTAGTTGATCTTCGTCTAAAACTTCTGTTAAATTGACATTGTGCTCTGTCATGATAGTTTCTTCAGACATAGCAACTGGTGTTAATTCACCGTTAGGAGATATTTGAAACTCAGCGGTGTTCTCACCCTGAATATTCATTTCCTCTGGAAGTTCTACTGTGATTTCTTCCTCTGGTGATGGTTGTTGTAAAGGATCTACACCTTTTGATGGATATCTTTGTACTTCAATCGCCATAATAATAACCTTTTGTCATTGATCAATAGTAACTCATTTTCTTACGATATAAAACCTCTTCTTCGTAATCTGACGGCAACTTGATAAATCCTCCTTGCCTAAAACGCATCAGAGCTTGAGTTGTTGAGTCGACTAAATCGTCGTGATCCCCTGCTGGAAAAGCTGCACACTCTTCTATAACATCGTGTGCCCAGTTTGTATCAGGATACCAAACCATCCCCGACTCAAACAACGGTGCAGTTGCATTTACCCTTGCGACTTTGTCATTTCCGCGAGATGGCGTAAAATTTTGTACAGGAATACCTATGTTCCTTAGTTCTTGTGTGAGAGGTACTCCCGATGCTTTTCCCTCTATTATAACCACGTCAGGTGTCCAATGTTCGTATTGTGAAAGTGCAACACCTTTTAGTTCTGGGAAGTTGTACCTGCCTTTTACGACATCTAATAGAATAATATGCGGAGCATCTCCTGCGTATATTTCATCACCGCCTAATCTGCCTTCTGGGTAAAACACTCCCCAAGTTGTGATAGCAGAATAGTCTGCCATTTGACTTTTTAAAAACGCAGTGTCGTAACTTTGTATGATATATTCACAGGACGGTGGGTTTTTATTTTGCCATTCTTTCCACCACTCTCTCTTGATAAGTGCGCCTTCTTCCGAGGTCGGATTCTGCATATATTGCGCGTGCCATTTTGGACCACCGCGAAGTGATGCCTTGACACTTTCGAGTTCTTCTATTCGCCAGTACTCTGGCCACAGTGGTTTACCACTCGGCATTATAGCAGGCAGTTCTATAACTTCCCACTGATCTGCTTTCGGATCTCGTGCTGCATCTTTGAGTAATCTACCTGTAAGATCATTGACGTTCCACCTTGTCATCACGATTACAATCGCACCTCCAGGTTGTAGTCGTTGACGTGGACCAGAAGTGTACCATTCGTAAGTATCGTCCATGGACTTAGGGTTCATGGCGTCTTGCTCTGAGTGTGGGTCGTCGATAATAAATAGATCCGCACCACGACCAGCTAGTGCACCGCCCACACCTGCTGCATAATATTCACCTTTAAGTTTAGGGTTGCGCTTGTCTTGTGTTTCCCACTTACCTGCTGCTTTTGAGTCTGGGTTAATAAGCACATTGTCAAACACAGATTGAAAATCTTCTGTTAACATTAAGTCACGAATCTTACGACCAAACTTTACCGCGAGGTCGGCAGTGTGTGTGGCTTGTAGTATTTTGAGTGATGGGTTACGACCTACGAGATACGCAGGAAACATGTGGCTCGCAAACTCACTCTTCGTGTGCCGTGGTGGCATGTTTATAATTAATCTTTTTATCTTACCGTCTGCGATACGATCAAAAGCATCTGCCATGGTTTTATGATGCTGACCTTGTATAAACGATGGCCATTGACTTTTGACGAAAGGTAAGAAACCTTTCTGCGCTTCTTCTACGTCTTTGAGTTGTTTTAACCTCTCGGTAAGTTCTAGGTGTTCTTTTAAAACGTCGAGAGGAATCTCCTCTGCGTTTTCTATAAAATTATCAGTCATCAAACTTTCTGAATGATCCTAATCCACCTTGTGTTCTAGCTATATCTTTCATTGTCTCACGTAGCTTTTGTAATCCTGTGTCGAACTGTTCTTGTGTTTGTTGAGGAGCGTTCAGCGACGCTTTGTATTGTTTATACTTGCCTAGTTGTTCTGGGGTAAACTTATTTATCTCGTTATCTATGTTTTTTAGTTTGCGTCTTGCGGCAGCGACTTCTCCTGGTGCATTCATCATGTCTCCACCAACTTTTAATTCTCTTTGCGCAACTCTTCTCATATCATACAAGTTATCTAGTCTTTTGAAATAACCTAGTGGTGTCATACTTAGTAGTGATTCACCCACGGATCGAGGTGCCATGGACATTGCGCCTTGGTACACAGGATTATCTATAAGTTGCGGGAATCTATCCATCGCGAGGGCATTGAGTCCACCGCCCATGAAGTTACTGAGCATAGACCGATCTGCGTCGTTCGTGGCTCGCATCTCTGCTTCACCGCCAGTTTGCATTTCTTGAGGTTGAGCTTTGACTGTGTCTTCTACACCTTGCTTGATTGCTTCTTGAACTTCTGGTGCTTTTAGACTGCCAGTTTCGTACAGTCGTTTAGCGAGCATGGGTAGTGATTCAAAACCTGCTGTATAGTACGCTAAAGATAGTAATCCTGCATTTTTAATTCTTCCGAGAACATCCTGTCTTGCAGGTTCCATCATACCTGAAAGAAGATTTGCTAGTTGAGTGTGATTATCAAATGCGATTTGATTACCCCAAGAGTCTTTACCTTTGCCTGTTAGTCTTGCCCAAAACTCGTCTGCAGTTTCTGGACCATTGGCTTTGGACTCTCCTCCTTTTTCAAAACCGTATTGAAGTGGTATCATGTTCCTGCTAATCGTCATGTAGTGATCCCATATGTAAAAAATTTTTGCAAAATATTTTTTATAACTAGACTTCTGACCATTAGTGTATTACACTATTGTCGAAAAGTAAAATTTTATTGGGATGTATCTCGAAAACCGACACACCACGCTTCGCGTAGTATGGTGTCTCAAAAGGGGGGTGGGGGGGTGGACCAGCAACCGTAGGCAGGAGGACCGAATTACTGAGCTACAGTTACAGCTGGCGCCAACCCCTGATCTCACCACCACCAGCCAACAGCCAGCCAACAGCGAGCCTGAGCGACCACCCAGCCAGCCCGAGCCACCAGCGAGCCACAGCCAGCCACCACCGAGCACTGCCCAGCCAGCCACAGCCAGCCACCAGTGACCCCGACCCACCAGCCAGTGGTCTCGAGCATGAGCACCAGTTCGACTACGAGCACCAGCCCGAGCACCAGTCCGAGCACCAGTTCGACTACGAGCACCAGTCCGACTACGAGCACCAGCACCAGCCCGAGCACCATAAAAAAAGATTAAAAAAAGTCAAATAAATACTTTACTTTTATATACTTTTATTATAGACTATAAGGGTATTAATTAATAGGGTAATTAATACTAACTACTAAATAGTAACCCTAAATAAAGGAAAACAAAATGTCAAAAACTACTAAAAAAGCTAAAGTCGCTGTAAAAGTTAACTTAGGCGGTTTACCAGAAAACGCGGTTTATACTAAAACTGGTAAAATAGCTAGGGCGGTTCATAACGCTGAGCGTCACGAGTTATATAACGGTAAAACGGTCAAGGAAATATTAAGTATCAAACCTACCGTTATGACCCCAGCGGATATTAAGTATGATGTAAAAGTAGGGTTCATCACCTTAGAAAGTTAAGGTAACTCCCCTCAGGGCTACGGTAAAACGTAGCCCTTTTTTACGCACAGAAAACAGTTCAGATCAGATTATGAACTACTTTATATATAGAACTAGACTTAGTATATAGGTCTGTTCTGATCTGAAAAAGCAGATATGGTTTACAGAGCAATATGGTTTACAGAGAATCGTTCAGATCTGAATATTAGGGGTAAAGGAAAAGGGGACCGAAGTCCCCCTAACTATTATTCAATAGTTATAAACCCCGTTTTTACATCATACTTGATATCTGCGAGGGTCATCCTAGTAGGTTTAAGCGATAAGATCTCTTTTATAGTTTTACCGTTAAACTCTTCGTGACGTTCCGCGTTATGAGTAGCGCGGGCTATTTTCCCAGTAGCGGTATAAATACCAGCGGGAGCGAACGGTCCACAGTTCACTTTTACTTCTTGAGGTTTAGTAGCTTTTTTAGCCATTATAATCACCTTTATTTAGGGTTATTTAGTAGTAGATTTATTAGTATAATCACCCTATTAATTAAACTAATGACTATATCATATTATAAAAGTATATAAAAGTAAAGGGATGATCACTAATTAATTTTATCCCCTGTTCAGATCGCAATGTGATCCGAATGTAATCTCAATCACATCAGAACCAGACAATATAACATGGTCAATGGTCCATTGTTCAGATCAGAAAAAGCTCGGATGGTTTACAGACGTTCAGATCCTATTGGCTATTGGCTGAAAGTCCAGATTTCGTGGTCCATGGTCCATTCCTGTAGGATTTTTGTCCGTGAACGTGATCATGATGCAACCTAGTTTCTATATACAACGGTCCAGAGTCCACAGACCACTGTCTAAAGATCTTTCACATGCTTTATCACACCTTCACCATTATTACCATCAAGTTACCATCGACCACAGTCCATGGTCATATTACCTGTTCCAAGGCAATAGGTCGCCAATACGATAGCCAATAGCCCTCACACAAGGACTAACTGCGAGGGTTATAAAGATTATGCTATTGGCTTATTGGCTAAACGCGAATATTTGTGTAAAATTATTAAGTAAAATTCGTGAGAGCTAATATAGAAAGTGGTGCGTCTCGTCGGACAAGTGCACCAAGCTTGCTAAATAGGGTATATTGGAGGAACCCCCCGACTAACTACTACTATTATTATTATTATAGAAAGAATTTTTTCCCCAGTAAACCCATTCACCATTCTCCCACACATATTCAGGGTGGCGAATATTAACGGAGACTGCCACAGGTTTATACACTTCCATAGAGTATATAGGTATATCATCACCCACCCATGGAAAGTAAAAGTTTTCGTCCTCGGCTAATATACCGTCTAGATCATTTTTCCACTCTTCGTACTGGTTCTCTATGTCTCGTGCTATTTCGGCACCTTCTTTGAGAGTTTTGTTGTCCGCTACGGTGTAGTGGTCTTTTAGGTTAAAGTCAACCTTTTTCATAATATCACGACGTCGGTCGCCTCTAAACTGAGCTGGTACAAGCTGCAGATTTATCATATATTTGCTTTTCAAGTTGTTCTCCTTATTTAATTTATTACTATATAATTATATAAACGAAAACGGCGATCACCTAGCACAAATCACTAATCACTTACCTTTTTCGTGTCGAATGTTTTTTTCGTAATTTAGGTTCACGACGTTATCTATTTCTTCTGCTTCTATATCTTTTTCGTCAGCTACAAATTTCCATTTTTGTGCTTTAAGATATCCTTTTTCTTCAGCTTCTTCCCTGTCCGTAGCCATCACGAAACACTCTTCTACTGTGTAAGTTGTTCTGGTTAACTTATATTCCATAAGTGCTCCTCACAGCTGTAGTAATACTCTTCGAGACTGGGCGCGTCACATTCAAAGCCATCGGTGATGTGTTGTTTCCAGTACTTACCGAATGGACCACCGCTCGCGCACAGGTCACAACCTTCCCACAGCCATATAGGTGTGGCATCACTAGGTATGCGGAGTTTAAACATCACTTTCATCACATTCCCTGACATATCTTGATTATCACACCACTCACCGAACTGCTTCTCCATATCTTTTATTATAGCTATGCCATCATTCAAAGTGCCTGCTCCTATACGATAGAAGCGAGGCGACTTTGGATCATAACCGCTAGGATGTAGGGTAAACTCATATATTTTATTCATGGAGTTACCCTAAACACCTTACTCTCGATGCCGTTATCAAACTTATAATAAAGCATCCCGATATTTCCTATACCTTCTACATGCTCATCGCGTATAGCTTCATATACCGCTTTAGCTTCTTTAGTATATTCTAGCCATAACTCATCAACTGGCGGTAGGTACTTCCTAAACTCATTTTTCGCTGTTGACTTAGTTAGTTTTTTCCAAGGCACGTCCTTAAACTCAATAGCTTGAGATGGACCAACGTAAACATGAATATCACCGCCTTCACCGACTAAATATTCATAATCTTCCATAGTATATTTTACTGCCATAAGTTATTCCTCCTGTTTTTATTTAACTTATAAGTATATAATAACTAAGAACTTATTCGCTAACTAGGACGATCACTAATCGCATATACCCTTATATATAGGCGGTTTTACTAGGGTTGAGCGCGGTGGATCGGCTTTTATTTACGCTCCAGTAATTCATCTTTATAAGGTAATACTAGGGTTAGGGGTAGTAGAAAAACGCTCGATTAGCTTGATTCACCTGCCAATGTCTTTTATACTATTGAGACCAATGACTTGGTACGCTCCCTTGTTATAAGCAGGTGCCACGGTGAATACACCTCTAGCACTACCACACTGGACGCAAGTGGCATAACCTAAAGCAGCACGTCTTTCTTGTATTCGTCTACGACAAATTTTACAGGAAACTTTTACAGTCATTTAGCTATCCTCACATACTCAGTAAGAGCAGACTGAAAGCTAGAGCCGTGTACACTAATGGCATAGTAAACATAATCTACAATTTTATCTGTAGAGGACACGTCAATAGTATTATATTCACCAGACTTGTAATAGTAGGGAGCAGGAGTGTGGTACACCTCTCTCCAATCTTCATACTCAGTAGGCACATCTCTTGGTCTATCACCTCCGTGAACCTCACTGAAATAATAGCCATACTCTACACCTTCAGGGATAAATATTTTAAGCATATCGCGAATAATCATTTGTTCTTTATATACTAACGGACAATCCTCGGCAAACTGTTCTTTGAAATATGATTCTGGTTGCGATGAGTAATAGCCTGTAGAGCTGTATGCTGTATTTTTATAATCGGCAGGTATTATTTGCCAACCATCTTTTATTACTTCTTCCATAGTCTTGTACCTTTATTTATTAATAGTAAATATATAATAAAATACATTAACTACATCACCTAGCATACTGTTATATCTCGTAATATTCTGCTGCTCGTTTTAGGTTTTCTAAAGAGACTTGCATCAATGCGTCCTCTGGACTTTCCTTAATCCAGTAATAACCAAACTCTGACACATCGTCGTTGTTTTTAGGTTTTAGAACAAAATAACCTAAATCACGCACATATATGATCGAGGTGTTGCCAGCTTCAAACTTTTCCCCTTCGTCTAGTTCAGTCAGGTGGTGTTCTAATTCATCACGCAGTAGTTTATGCTCTTCCTTCCGTGAATGTAGTGGGTGACGATATATACCTTTACCCATGTTTCACCTCCTTTGGGATATCCCACATAGTCTGCGAAGTGAGTACACTATACTCACCGTTCGCTTTCATAGGTAAAACTTCTTTACTGTCTTTGACCCAGTTTTCAGGTAGTCGCCAGCTGTCATACCATGGAGGCAGTTCGATATTCTTTAGTGCCTGACCTAAAGGTGTGAAACAGGTATGAAAGTAAGCCTCCTGATCATACCTAAAAAAGCCATTATTCTGCTGGTCACTAAGAGACACGAACCAACCTTTAGCATCTATCTGCGGTTTATCAATAAACAAGTAAACATACTCGATGTGCAGAGGGTCGAGAGCATTCATAAACTCGTTCAAGTTTTCGTACTTCTCTGGTTCTTGTTTTCTAGTGTCTGACTCTGCTGTTGTAAGTTTTAAACTAGATATGTATCCTGTGTTCACGAGTCTTCTAACTTTTATTATATCAGCATAATAACCGTACAACATAAAACCATTGTGCTGTAAGTAGCCATCATAATGACAATAAGATGCGGTAATACCGTCCTCGTCCCATGAGCTGTATCCTATGTAACTACGAGTTCCCATATTACGCCACCTTGACGATTATATCGTCTTTCATAGTAACTTTAGCAAACCACTCGCGACCACCTTGTAAGTGTGGACGATGGGCACCGATAAAACTGCCTGTAGATTTGTACTCATCACCAAAGAAAGATGTCTCTGTGTAGTTGAGTCGTTGACCTACTGCTTCTTTAAGTTTTTTCTTGCTTGTATAGTTTAATAACATCATACGCTGGTTCTCCTTATATTTATTTAGCGTATATTAATAATACTAATGATTATTACATCACCTAGCATGATGCGTAATCAATTATCGTCATGTGTTCCGTAGAAATATATTCCTAAAACAACGGACATGGCGAGAGCTAACAGTAAAGAATCGTTCAAGCTTGCTTGTATAGCCAGTTCGATCAAGTATTGTTCCTCTTCGTGTATATAATTACTCACCGTTCTTTGCCATAGTGTATAGTCTAGCAGGTATAACCACATTTACATTACAGTCACTACAGCACCTACCGTTTTTCACTGGTCGTGCATTATGACCTTGATCCCAGATAATTTCACCACCATCTGTTTTTTGTTCCTCTATATCGTTCTTACATATACTACATTTCATTTGCTTTACCTCTCTTAGTTTTTTCTAGAAATACTTTTTGACTACTGATTCTTCTAGGGTTGTATAAAATGTGTTCTGGTATGTCTTGAACTATTTTGAAAACTTTCTTTAACTGTTTAAACTGTGCATCTTTTCTCTCACCAGCTATCAAGTATACATAACGATCGAGCTCTCTACAAAGTGCTTGCTTCAAACTAACTGGTTGCTTCATCATCTAACCTCTGTTCTGCGTCGTGGTATTGAAGCTGTAGTTCTTGCTGATTCAATGAGTTGATTTCTCGTCTTTGTTTAGCTTTTACCTCATCGAGTACTCTGTGCGCTGTAGCTACATTCTCGATAGCTCTATATAATTCTAAAGTTTGCTCTTTGGTAAGTGACATGATGCCTCCTAAGGTTTAGTTATTAATAAAGTATAAGTATATAACTAGAATAATAGATCATTAAGGATAATGTTAAGATAACCCTGACCACGCAAGGGAGGCTGCAGAATGATAGGACGTGATCAGGGTTAAAAGAAAAACCTGATGAGGGTAGGAGAATACTATCGTAAAGTCTTAAATCAATAACAATAGTCAAATGAACACCCCCATCAGGCAACCAACTATTTATAGAGCATAAACTCCTTATCAAGATCGTACCTGATATCTTTAGCTTCTACTCTAAGAGTTGCTAGAGCTTCCCTTACTGTCATACCATCTAAGTCGCTATGACGCTCTGCGTTCTCTTTAGACCTAGCCATTTTTGCTGGGTTATTCACTATAACCCGATCCATGTCTAGACCTTTTACTGCTACTTTATCTTTCGATTTTTTTACAGCGGTTTTAAGGTTAGTCTTCGTTACTTTTAACTTCCCTATCTTAGCTGTATTTTTAAGTGCTGCTTGTTTCATTGCACCCATTTGCTTACCCTCCTCTGGCTCTCGCCAAGTTATATTACGGTTGTTGTACATATGGAAGACTCGTTTAACCTCACCTTCCTCTTGATACTCAGCGGTAAATTGTACGGAGAGCAGAGATTTGACGGTAGCTTCATGCCATAAATCTTTGTGACATGTTACTAATACTTTATCTGTTCTCGGTGCTCTCATAAAATTTATCCTAAGTATTAAAAGTATATAAACTAATATAACGAAAGTATAGGAAGATCACTATTTAATTAACAGGACCGTTACTGAGGTGTTCGGACGGCTCCATATATCCTTTGTAGTCTTGACCGCTATCCTCAAAATACCACTCAAAATGTACAGGCATGTTGAATGTTTTAGTGTAGACATATAACAAATCATATATATGTTGAGGCTCAGACCAAACAGTATCGAAGGTGTAAACCAGCTCAGCGTATCTACCAGCATTGTGCCCATAGTTATCATCTGGCTGTTCTAACGCTTCGTTATATGTATAACTAGAGTCATAGGCATTGAGCATTACACCCCAGTTTTGTACGCACCAGTCATGCCGAGACAGATAAGTATGTTCACGAGTAAGTCTTCGTATGGTGAATGGATCGAGACAGTTTTGTTTTACCCAATCTTCAGTTAGCTTATAATCGTGTTCTAGCCCACACTGGTCATAACGCAATCTAGAGTAGTAAAAGTTTTCCTTACCCACCGCAAAAAGTTCTAAGTCTTTAATATCTTCTGGTATAGGTTTGATACTATTAAAGTCAAAAGCACCTTCTTCGCCTTGTAGATAGTTTATTATTTTTTGTAAGTTGGCTCCTGTGGATCTAAAAGCTACAACATTTCTACACTCGTAGACTCGAGTTTTCATAGATATCTTCCTTAATTTAACTAACGCTTATATAATAACTTAGACTATATAGATTTTAAGCATTATCTTTTATGATAACGTCTTCTAAAACACCGTGCTTGTTTATCTTGTATGAATGTGATTCACGAGGTGCTTGTAGACTCTCATAATTCTTTCTTAAATATTTTTGGTATTTATTGTAATACTCTTGCTCGGTGGGATATGGTTTTTCAAAGTTTGCTTCACGCTCGGCACAATTTTTATAGTACATTCTGCGGACATAGATTTCAAAGTTGTTCAAGTTACCTCCTAATTAAAAATATGGCTTGTCATCTCCGACCTATTTTAATGACTAACTTAGCTTACCTTCATACGAGCGATCAACCTCAACGAGTCTGTAAGTACCACAAAACAAAAAAGCGAGAGAGGCTTGGAGTCTGGCTACACTCAGGAATTTACTTTAACTCTCAACTTAGCACGATTCGGATAAACTTGATTAGGGAGTCTCCGAACTTTGTCCTTTTATTACCTCAGTATGTACCTCTCTCTTTTACTCAAAGGGACTGCGTTAACCCCGTATGTCCCTAAGCAGATTAAGGAGCTCTGTAAACTGGCTGCTGGGTTCTGTTTACTTTCGAGATCTCTAGCCACCGAGCACTCCTCAATCCTAGGTTATTACTAACCTTAACTATATTAAAACTTAGAACTATAAGAATAAAAAGGATTATCCTTAATCAGTTTTATCTTCATAGTCCCCTTCTATAAGTGTTCCTGCAGGTAATATACCACCTGTTTCATGATATATCTCTTTCATTCTTGCAAGTATTTGATCTTTATTCATAGTCTCTACTTTGTTCACAAGTATCTCACTACGATTCACATACAATCCTGCTGCTTTACCTCTGTTAACCTCGGCTGTAACTGCAGCAGACCACGCACCATTACGCATAGCACCGTCACGAATATCCTTGAGATCTGTTAGATGTGTAGACAGATCAACTACCGCCTTATCTGCTGCTTTGGCTTGTAGTTCTTGTATGCGTTTCTTGACTACAGGGTTTTTATCACTAGACAACACAGTACCAGCTCTACCAGCATTTTTATCACTGTATCCTGCTTTCTTCGCAGCGTCTTTTTTCTTCATACCTTTCGCTACGTTCTGAGCAAACTTTTCTTGCTTCGGTGTGAGTTTCTTACTCACGCTATCCTCCACAATCTTAATAAAGTTCTATCATCTTCTGATACTTTTCTGCTAGTAAACTTTTTACTGTTTCTTGTGCCATAATTAGAAGCTGCAACTCTTAACCTTTGTGCTTCTTCAAAATCATACAACATGTCGATACTGTCGCCTATTCCCATTTTATGGAAATTATACTTATTGTTTCTAGGAGTATTCCTCTCAGGCATAGGAATATCTTTATTTATTTCAAACATTTACATCACCTATCTAGTTTAATTGAAGTCTTTTCGACTAATTCCTGGAAAATGTTTTTCTAATTGTTTATCGTCACTTTTTACTTTTCTATATTTTTTAGGAAAATATACATTTAATTCATAAATAGCTTCATTTATATCCATCCAATCGTCCACAGGTTTATGTCCTAAGAAATGAGTGTAACCACCTGAGTAACTATCTGTATACACTTTTGCTTGTTCTAGTATCTCATAAGGAACATGTGCTGTTTCTACTGTGCCTATGTATTGTCTTTGTTCAGGAGAAACAGGGTCATTGTGTTTCTTCCCCTGTCCATAATCCATTTTATACTGCTCTCCTTGCCACGCACTATTACACTTCCTACTACAAAATTTTCTCCTTTGACCATACAAGTCTTTACCGCAGTATTTACATTTGTAATAAGTTTTATCCATAGTATATAAAAGTATAACCTACAACATACTCTTATAAAAGGATAATGCCCAGCCTGCACATTTTAATCCTATCCTATCCCGACTGAGCAAAAGACAGGTGTGGGATGCGGTACTATGCTGCCTCAGCGTACTCTATGGCTTTATTCATAGCTTTCTGCTTTAGCGAAGCACGGTTCCCGAACCATGCGTTATGTAACGACGCATCTCTGTCGTGTCCCCACTTATGGTCAACTACGAAAGTTACAGCATTCATAGCTCCCCACCAAGTACCGTTAGACGACTTGAGTTTAGCTCCTGGCTGTTCATCAATAGCTTGATGCACTAACGAGGGGATACGCTTGAAATCGTCAACCATTGACTGACGAGTAGCTATCGCTCTCACCTCAGTCATGTTTTCTATCTCCTCCTGCGCTTTCAACAGCTCTGGTTGAAACACGTCGGCGATATAGGTAACGACCGTATCTTTGTTAAACTTCTTACGACTAAGAAACTCCGCACTCTCTTGAAACTCTTTCATACGGTTGCCAGCTAATCCTAATGCTTCTTCGGCAGCGACGAAAAGCTCAGAGTCTAGAGCCTTGACGTGAGGTACTCTAAACGAGTTCTGCCTATCACTAGACAGTGCCATAGTTAGAGTGTTGTTACAGACTACACGAATCGGTGTAAACTTAATCTCGTTAGACTTACCCCATTTATGAGATACGCTTACTAATAAATAACCTAGCACACGGTCATCTCCTGGTAGTGTAAAGTCTTTACTGACATTAGCTAAACCCCAGACCTGTTCCCCACCTTTTAGCGAACCTGCAGTTTCCATAGTCATATGCCCAGCATCTGTAAACTTTTTGAAAAACTCAAAAGCCTCAGCATTTTGCGTAGGAATAAACCGCTTACCACATGGTCCAAAGGTTTTATTATCGCTATCACGAGTGATAACATAATAATCAGGGACAGCAATTACGTCGCTAGACGAATCAAGATCTGGCTGTTCGTGCGTAAATAGATGGCGTTTGCTAACTGTCCAATCAAGTTCAGCAGCAACGAGCATCTCTTGCGGTGATAGGTTAGGATCAACCTGTACACCTAGACCGTGCCAAGGAACTTCCCCAGCGTAAGCCATTGTTTCTACTGCATGAGCCATATTGCTCTCCTTTAGTTACCGTTCGGCTTAATTACCAAACTTACATATATATTATATATAAGGTAGCTACGATAAAAGCATGTTCTTAAAGATTATAACAAAGAGTCCACAACCAAGTCTCAAACTCTATAACAGCGGTGACGTCTGTTTTCTGTCTGTTGGGATATCGCCAGTTTTTACTGAGTACACTCAAAGGTAAACAAACTCGTATAGGTTGGTGATTGTATTTCCATATCAGTACAGGTATGTTGCCTGCTCGTGACGTTACTGTCTGTTCCCACCAATCTTGTTTGTACCAGTTACCAGAGGCATATCGTTTACATTCAATGATGTGGTTTGGCAACTCTAAATCACCTAAACCTTTCTCCTGATACTGATCTAGATTTCTTTTAACTTTAGGAATGTCTTTGAATTTAGGAAACCTATCACAGTTTTGTTCTAAAAAGTCATTGATCTTATTAGCGATATCTCTCTCAAATGATGCGCCTTTATTTCTTGAATTTATTTTACCCATTCTTTATTAACCGTATGTTGTTTATCCTTAACCACTGTCTCATTAATTGATTTATTTCTTTTGAAGACGCGGTCGGGTAGTAGTGTCTTATCTTTTTGATTCTTTCGTTATAATCTTTCAATCCTGTGTAATAATCACCATTACCCAGTTTACAGAACCTGATTATCTGCCATACTCTCTGTTTTGATATGTTGTAATTTATACCTATGTCTTCTAAACTGGTATCGTTGTTTGTATATTTCATGTATATGTCGAAATACATCTTACGCAATTTAGCTTTTTTCATTATTGAAATATTCCCTGTAATCTGTTACATCTGCCCAGTTTTTACCTATCTCCCCATCAACCTTGTTAGGCACTTCTAGCTTAACACAATCTCTCATTATTTGCATTACTTTCTCACATTCTGCCTTGTCCTTTACAGATATATTCAACTCATCGTGTACTTGTGTATGTGCTAAAATGCCTTCGTTGTGTAAATCAAGCATAGCTTTCTTTGTCATATCTGCTGCAGAACCCTGTATTAAACGATTCATAGCTTTATAAGTAAATGCGCGTCTGAGCTGTCCTCCATACTCCTCCACAGCCTTATCGTAAGAATATGGCATAGCTCTCCTATCCATTGGTTCGTAGAGGTTAAAACGACACTTACGACCGAGTATAGTATTTACATATCCCCTATTTGAGCCCTGACGAGCTGCAGAGTCTCGTAATCCACGGACAAAAGGCACTCGCTTATGATACTGGTCAAATAATACTTCGGCTTCCTCTGCGCTTATACCTAGCTGATTAGTTAGCTTTTCTTTACCCATACCATAACTTAATCCTAAGTTAATAATCTTAGCTTCCTTACGACTTATATTAGCCATGTCAGCCACTATCTGATGAAAGTCAGCATCACCTGAGTAGTCTGCTGCTGCTTCCTCTGCACCGTCTTGATGCGTTAATACTGAGTAATGAACAGTTAGTCTAGGCTCTTGCTGAGAGTAGTCAAAACAGCCCCAGTGTGAATCTTCCTCTGGTATAAATAAACTACGAATCAATGGACCAACCTCTGGATCTCTAGCAGGCACTTGTTGAAGGTTAGGTTTAGAGCAACTAAATCTACCAGTAACAGTACCGCCATCATCAGACCTGAGAGGGTGCAGTTCTCCATGTATCCTACCGTCTACTAAATGTTCTAATATCATCTTGTCTATAAATGTAGTACGAGCTTTGTTTAGTTTCCTTGCTTTAGCTACCGCCAATGGTAACTTGTGTGTATGTTCCTCTAACCACTTAGCTTGAAAACTAGGTGCGTTAGTCTTAGGTGTTTTAGGATAGTCAAGTCCTGCTCTATCAAACACCTGTGATAATGACTGTGCTGCCCAGAGATCTGGCTTGATTCCATACCACCTATGTATCTCTGAAGTTATTTGATTCTCTTTTTTGCGTAACTCTTTTTTAACTTTTTCAGTTCTATCTAAATCAATGCGAACACCTCTGTTGCGCATGTCTATGAGCACAGGTATTAATGAACTTTCTAATTCATATATTTTACCAACATTCTCTGAGTCTATATCTTCTGATAATTTTTGCCATAACCTATATGTTAGATCTGCATCCTGCTCTGCGTAGTTACCTACATACTCAGGCGGTAAACGATACATCTCTGCTTTAGGGTTTATACCGTACACTTGTGCAGCTTCTATTAACATGGACTCATCTTTTTCTTCACCTAAATACTCTCTACCTACCTTGTTTAAAGAGTAGCCATACTGATTCTCATTGAGTAGTGGTGCTGCCATCATAGTATCGTGTATCTTACCGTTGATAGTAAATCCTTCTCTCATTAACCAACCTACGTCATACTGAGCATTATGAAACACCTTCTCATTGGGTGCTTCTAATTGTTTCTTTAACCATCTATAAACCACTGTTTTATCTAAGTTACCGCCCACCTCATGAGCGACAGGGAAGTATGCTCTGTATCCTTCCGTAGCTATCGCAATACCTATAATAAAACCTCTGTCATTAAATGCCCAACCTGGACCATGGGACATGAGCCATGGATCTTTAGTTTCTAGATCAATCGCTATGGTTTTCTGACCAGTTAAGTCAGGGAAAGAGGTAGGCGGTGTCCAGTCTACCTGAGGTGGAAACAGTGGATTCTGCATTAACTAATTGCCTCTCTACACATATTCTCTTTACCGAAATGGCACCATTTACAACCAAACCTAGAAGGTTTAGCAGGAAACTCTGTTGCAGTAGTCATAGCCATGGCTCGGTTATGTATCCTTTCTTGTTTAAATTTTATACTCGCAGGTGTGTAGACATATCTATCTATTTTACCATGGTCAATATACCACATCTCTGTGATTATACTTTCTAGTTCAGGGTATCTGTTCAGAGCTACAGCACCGTAAAACTCACACTGTTCTCTATGTGCTTCTTGATTACCTTGATATCTACCAGTTTTAAAATCTATCACTCTTGCCTCTTTACTCAATCCTTCCTCATATACAAACGCATCTACTTTAGCTCTACCCCAAGTATCTTCGTCAAACCAACCTGTCTTTTTCCACTCAGTAGTTATCGCCCAGTCACTTTCACATATCACATGACCGTGTAAATATAAATCCTTGAGTAAATCAAATGCGTCTTCAAAATCGGCTAACTCTTTGGGAATCTTTTCTAGATTACCTCTTATATAATCTTCACACATCTGGTGAATATTTTTACCTCTTTCCATTGCAGGATGTTGAGGTTCCTTAAACTTCTTAATAAATTTAAATTCTGCTTGCTTAGGGCATCTCTCATAACAGCCTAGTCTACTATACGACCATTGTGGTATCATACTTTCCTCTCTAGCCACTCCACACACGCTTTTTTCCAGTCACTAGCTTTACAGGCTTCCAGTTTTTTCCTAGCAGACTTAATGTTACCGTCCTTCCAGTATGCCCACGAGTCTTGTATAGGTATCGCAACCTCTCTCCAGAACGGATCAGCATGTCTAAACTTTTTAGTTTGACCGAGACTGGATTTCTCTAATGGCTTTCTGTTGAAAAATAACTTTAACTCAAAATCCCAAGTGTCGACAGAATAACTCGACATCATAGGATAGGGCTTTACGTCTGAAGTCCTGTAAGGATTCATGTTTCGTACGCTTTGTGGTAATGATTGAACATAGTAATCTAGTATATCATCTTGAGCAAACTTCTGTAAAAGATCATCGAAAATATCTTCGTATGCGTGATAACTGTCGCTCACTTGATTATACACACCTATCCCTACACCAATCTTACTTGCCATGTATTCTTGTAGCATTGACATGTGTACTGCGTTAGCACCATACGCACCCCAGATAACATCATTAGACCTATTAGATACAGTCATGTTTAATAAACCGTCTCGTATTTTAAAATATATGCAAGTATTACAAGGCACATCTTTACCGTCTCTATTTAAGTCTTTTATGCTCCACATCTGTAAAACAGCTCTTCTGTCGTCAGGGTTATCTTTCAATATACGCACTATAATATTTAACTGATCTCTATTGAAAAAACTACGCCATCGCCACCCATACGCTCCCCATAACGAAACACCGTCATCACTGTAGTTTCTCATACTCTTAGCATACCGCTCTACAGTTTTTAAATCATTCTCACCGTTCAGCATCCACAGACCTTCCATAAAATGAAAGTAAGGGTTAGCGTTACGATGTGCCCAGAATAGTACTCGTTCATCAGGTCTTTTATAAACAGTGGTGACAGGACACGGTGCTTCATACATCATACCGTTCCTACTGTTTAACTTTACACCAAACTGGTCTAGATAGTCTAGACCTCTGGGCAGTGCTTCATGTACATTGTCAACTATTATTGTGTGCATCAATGCCTTCCTTATATGCTTTTTTCCATCCTACTATTACATCCCTACGAGGTAAACCATTCCACGCAGTCTTAGTTTGCTTTTCTACAACCTTTACACAACTGGGGTGAAGTTCATGTAGTCTATCAGCACCTGCGTTATGCACGTCGATAGTTCTCCACTCACTACAACCACCATCAGCATTAGAGGACTTTTGACCTTGAGCGTAATAAAAACTTACCTTGCATGCCTTACCTTTCCTGAGTAGTTGTAGAGCAATGTCAAAATCTTCCATCACCTGAGTTCTGCCCCACTCAATATCGTCAGGGAATGCATCTAAATTATATCCCAACACTCTCATATACCTAGTGTTTTCTACACATAAATCTTCAACACGGTTGTTACCTTCTCTAGCACTTATGCCCACATGAGCGTAACCTTGATCCATCCACTCGTCAAGTAATCCAAACAGAGCAGGATACTCATCAGACTCTAAGTATCTTAAATGCCAGTCAGTTGGGCTTTTACGAATATAAAACCGTAAGTCATCATCTAACATAACCACACGTGGATCTGTACTTTGTTCTATTATATATTTTCTTTTATAGCTAATACCTTTAATAAACGAAGGAACTATCAGCTTCTGTACGTCTGGATATTTGTGATACTTATCCTGCTCGTCTTCGTCTATGGCTAGTATTACTGTGCCATCCTTAATCATGTTTTCTGGAAAAAACTCTAGGGTAACTTGACTCTCAGGTCTACCCCTCGTCGGTATGTATATCTTCATCATCGCTCCTAGTTGCGTATTGCTCTACTAATATTAAATATCTTCTTAAATCATGTATATCATCCATGATACCTTCTGGTCTTGTATCATTTCTTATCGCAGAGAATATATCAAAGTTAGTGCATCTAACTTGATTCTCTATCCTATCCCATTTACGAGCCAGCATCATAAACGCACCGATACCGCCACGCTTACGCCAACTATTGCCATAACTTTTCTCTGCTTCTACAAGCTCTTCTACATCTTGTTCAACTATGTCTAGCATTTCTTGAAATTTTTTCTGCTTTTTCATATGCCTCCATACTCCTCTATAAGTTTACCGAGTAAATTTGAACCTCGTTTATTTAACTTTTGGTTTGCTAAGTATTCAACACCGTTGCTAAATACCATGTTCATATTAGTATTGCCCATTTTTCTCTGACGCATACAGAAAAATAACAGTTCAAACATATCGGCTTGTTTAAATAAAAGTGCTTCCTTTTTACCTAAGACACTGCTGTAGTCTATGTTTAATTTCTTTTCGTAAGCAAGTTCTATTGATTTTAATGATTTGATTAAATCAGGGTTATCCCATTTGACAGGTGCTGGAATATCCCCTGTGTATAATTCAGCTACGTCATGTGTAAGTGCCTTTAGTATAGCTATCTTGCTCACATTAGGCTCTAAATATTGTAGTATGATAGCCACACCCCATGAGTGCGCACCTACTGATTGTTCGCCGATAGTCTCTAGCGTGTGATACCTTTTTATTGTACCGCCACGCACTACCTCAAATAAATTATCTAGACTGTTCATATCTATACTTTGACCTTGGTCGACCTTGACCTAGTCTTACTCTCTCATATTTATCAAACTCACACAAGCAATGCTCTATTTCTCTCATCTCTAGTGAGGGTAGTGCTGGATCTATATACTCGCTAGAGACATCTAACAGTTCTTTCATCTCTGCAGTTAATTGCTCTTTCTTTATACTGTGCTGTAAATCTCTATTGTGTATTCTATTAAGTCCGCGTTTAGCTCCTGGACCAGCATTAGCCCATGTCATAATATCTTTAGCGTTTTCTAAATGCTTTGTAAACCTCAAATCAGTTACAACCTCATAAGCCATAAAACCACTAAATCCAGCATAAGGTAAATACTCTTTCCAAGTTTTTTCTAAACTGTCTTCGTAAAGTTTAGGAGGGTTATCGAACAAAGGAGTGAGTATTTTATCTATGGTTTGCTCTACCTTAGTTCCCCCTAATGTACCAGTAAGCATATACGCACCTGTGTATACTTTCTTTTTACGATTCATTCTATCTTGCATTATAGCTTTTACACGTGCAGGATTCCATGACTCTGGAAAACCTATCGCTTTTAAAGTTGGTGGGTGGTTTATTTGACGTGCTACAGACATCGCGAATGGTAAATGAGTGTGATCTTTATACGGTTCTCTCCAGTTTTTCCTTATCCATATAGTAACTTTATCTAACTCTCTATAAACATTACAAAAACTATATGTCTGTAATATCTCATCTTGAGTCCAAGGGAATGTTCTCCCATCTTGACGTTTTAAATATATAAAATGTCTTTCGTCTATGTAGTCAAAGAACCTACGTGTATTTGATACCATTCTGGTACTCCTCGTTTAGTCCACTTAGCGAAATGTTTTTCACCAATATAATATTTACGATACGCTGATATAGGATCGTCAACAACCTTATACTCGTCTGGCATACATTGAGGATGTTGTTGTAATCCTTTACTTTTTATGTTTGGGTTAGGCAACGAGAGCACGATGTCAGCAGACTTATGATTATTATCTCTTTCATATCGCCAGCAAAACTCTTCGTTTAAGTATATAGTTAAGTCTTTTAACCACAGCCAGTTATCAAGACTAGCTCCAGCCCATAGAGTACAGGGGTGTTTAGCATGTACAGGTTTATAAGGAGCCTCTTCACCGTTAGACCACATAGCTGTACACAGCATTTGAGCAGACTCGAGTATCATTTTAGATACATGTTTATCACAGTGCATTTGAGCACAACCTTGTATTGTTTTATCTAATTTAAAAATATTCATGTCTGTATTTTACTTTACAAGTAAAGGGAAAGTATAGGATCGTGGTAATAATTTTAAACAAACAAAAACTCCTTCCTAGTTCTTCCTTGCACTATATGCAGATTACTCTTAGTTCTAGTAACTCCGACATAAAACGCACGGCACTCATTATCTGGATTATTGTATAGCTCTTCCCAAGTTTTCGTAGCTAAATCTGTAAGTAGAACAACATTATCTGCCTCGCCACCTTTTGCTGCGTGGATAGTGTTCAGTTTTATTTTAGAGGATACTAGATTTTCACCTCTGCGTAAACAAGATATTAAATATTCTCTCTGTGTATTACCTATAAGATCAAATGATTCATGCCATATACCGTCTACTAATAAACCGTAGTTTGCTTTTAAGTTTTCTATGTTTAACTGAGCGTCCGCATTTACCGTTTTAAGCGTCTTAAAACCTTTTTTAATACCTGTACCAGCCTTCATATATTTAAGGATTCTACGTATCCTTTCCGCACTGATCTTATTACCTTTTCTCAAGTGTTCCCAATCTTTTATAGCAGTCACCAAACTTTCAGATACAGATGGTTTGTTATTTTTCTGGAAAACTCTACCACTTAGTTTAAGATAGTTTTCTACATTATTCAGTAGATAATTATTTCTTGCTAAAAACAACCACTCACCGTCTGATAAATCAACATGCTCAAAACTGGTGTGGTACGAAACACTGCCCTCTTCTACTTTAGGCTCCCAGACTTTTTCTTTTCTGTTACTTATCCTACTCACAACTTTCAACGCTATATCGTGCACTTTTCTAGGTATGCGATAAGACTGTTTTAGATATGTGTGATTACCTTTTAGATTTATGAAGTGTTCAACATCTGCACCTGCCCATCTATAAATAGCTTGATCGTCGTCACCAGCGATGTATACATGGTCCACACCTTCGGCTAACTTTTCTACGCATCTCCACTGTAGTGTGGATAAATCTTGTGCTTCATCTATTATCAGTACGTCTAATTCTGGTTTACCTTTTGAGGATAAAAACATTTCTAACATATCAGTATAATCTATGAGAAAATACGCTTCCTTATATTTTGCATAACTCTTTACAAACCACTCAAAATGCATCCAAGATATATTAGAACCTGAATTATTCCATATTTCTCTTTGCCCCATACATTGATTACGAGCCATATTCTCTAGGAAAAGCATTCTATCACCTTTGCTAGACAGAGCCATCATATTTTCTCCATCCCAAGCTGAGTTTATACGCTCTCCTATACTCTTACTAAAGTTACGAAGATTACTTCGTGACATTACATCGCTTCTAGTCATTCCTAACCAACCATAGCAAAGTGAATGTAGTGTTCTAAAATATGTTAACTCATCTGGATCAAATCCAAACTTCACGACAGCTCTAGACAATGCTTCATTTGCTGCTTTCTTAGTAAACGCTATATAACCTAACTTATCTGGTCTCACACCAGAGTCCAGATACTCTTCTACTTTATTTAATAGGTAGGTAGTTTTACCAGTTCCAGGTGGACCAAGGACAATGTTCCAAGTCACAAACTACTCTCTGTGAAGTTCTTAGTTTCTAAAGAGGTATTCTCTTCATCATACTTAAACTCTTTAATGTACCAGACATTAGTGCCTCTACCTTTTATATTCCAAAACTTATGCTCTGCTTTTAAATCTCTTAACTTAGAAGCAATACGGTTAGTTTCCATATCTGTAAATCTATGCTTCACTAAATAATCTTTTAAGTCTTTGATTCTAAAGTATGTTTTACCGTCTTCTGTGTACGGTTTGCCTAGTAGTATCTCATCTCTTGTGTTAGCTTGAGCCATGTCTGTGCAGAAAGATTCAAGTAACTCCATAAACTGACCTTCTATGGTGACGTCATCACTGACCTCTATAATTTCCATACCGCTGTCCATCAAAGTTTGTATCAGGGTTTGCCACGCTCTTTCTTGCATTTTAGGTGGCATCATATTAAGTATTTCCATACAAGCTCTTTGAAACTTGATTTGATTCTGTAATTGCTCAGTGGTTAGTTCTAACCTTTTATCATCTATTGATAAAAACCATAACGGTGGTTTAGTGTCTAGTTTAGATAAACTAGAGAATGTAGGAGTAGCATTACTACCGCCTATACCGAACTTACAACCACGACACCTAGCCACATTACAATAAGACCTAATAGGTTCGTCACTGCATTTATAGTTATACTCTTTCTTTTTGAGTGTACCTATGAGGGTTATAACTTCTTGCGCAGGTAGTGGTGGTTGAACATACTTACGGTTGTATTCTTCTATTTCAGTTTGCCATGTTTCGGGTGTAGACTTTTTAAGGTAAACCCCAACATTAAATAAACCATTGTTCCTGGTTCCTTGTGGAAAACCTTGCTTGAGTAATACTTGTAAACAAGGTGGACCATCTTTTATGTCATCAAGTGTAGGAACTTCTAAATCTATTAATTTTTCATAGTCTAGAGATCTTTTTTCTACAAACTCTATAAATTCAGATACAGTTAATGCATCTCCTTTAGAGTCATAAGCGTATCTTAAAGATTCATCGCCTTCAAAATACGGCATGTTTAGCCATGAGCCTATATCTCCTCTATCAACCAATACTTCTCGTTGTTTAGGAAATATCTCAACACCACCGTAACCTAAACCAGCAGATATCTCTCTTAATTTATCCTGCATATCTCCAGCAGGTGCTTTATCTTTTAGGAAACAGTATACATGAGCACCACCGCTCTTGCTTCTACATACAACTAACGGTAGTTTAAATTCTTCTATTTTTAATACTAACTTCTTTATGTCTAGTGAGTATGTATCTATATCTATTGCGCCCCACTTTACATGATTCTCTTCATCAATAGGTACTACACCCAGTCCACGAACACCATCTATGTGGTCTTTCCAGTGCTTAACACTAGAACCCATAGTCTTTATAGTTTTAGCAGTACCTTGTTTTTTCTGACCGACTGATGTGTTGTTTACTATAAAACTACCATGAGCACGGGAGGATCCGTAGAATATATCATGTAGTTTTTGTGCTGTGTCCAACTAAACGCTCCCTTTGCGTAATTTATCGAGACCCTCTACTCTCCTTTACCTAGAAAAGAAAGTAAAGGATCGTCGATAGTTTAAGTTAAAATGGTGCTTCGTCAGGTGATGCTGTCGAGGCTGGCGGTGCATCTACATTTACAGTTTCAGCAAAACCTTTTGCTATCTCATATAAATGTAACTCACTTTCTTCAATGATGCCTATTAAGTCAATGTTCCAACCAAACCAAGTACCACGGTCGTTGGACTCTTGTACCGTAGTTAGTTTATACTTATGACTGTATGAAGGCGGTGTATATACATTACCCTCACTACCTTTTAGTTTGATACTAGACATAACAGAGTTCCATGTACGAGACTTCTTCAACTGTGTGTTAGCCATTGGTATCATGACTTGTTGAAACGAGTCACCTTCAATAGTTAAAACATAGTGCGTAGCTGAGGTCTGTATGTAATTACCGTTAGGCAATACATCTGCATACCTCTCATCTTTTTTAGTTTCAGCTAGTATACTTGCGTCTGTGTGTTGATTCACTAAACCACCGCCACTCTCGCGAGGTTGCCACTCTAAATACATACGCTTATATGCGACAGGTAATACAATCAAAGGGTTATCCTCTGTGTACAGTTGTTTTGTAACTGTGTTTACTACGTCACCTGCTGCTGCGCCTTCGATATAGCCACCATCGCGTTTATTTACCTCTGGGCTAAGAGCCTGTAAGATTTTTAAACGAGGTATCGTGAGGTCGTCTTGACTAACATTCTCAAGACCTTTACCTGAATCTACCTCAAACGAAGCTCCTAAACTAGCGAGAGCTGTTGAAGTTTTCTTAGCTACTTGTTTATCTTCACTTTTTACTTTTTCTTCACTCATTATTTATTTACCTTAGTTTTTTGACCTATATAGACATTAAAGGTATCCAAGGGTAGGTCGTTCCCTTGTTCTACCTGCTCTCTGACAAGAGCTTTCAAAGTCATAGGCTCTACCCACTTCTTTTGAGTAAGTGTGTGCCCATCTTTTTCTAGCTGTGCCATGAGTTCTTGAGCTACTTCGTCTTCACCTCTGCCGAAGTTAGCTGAAACTGTATTCTTGATAACGTCACCTAATCCGTTACTTTCAAGCCAGTTGAAACATAATTCTTTATTTTCAGGAGTTATCCTAGCTGAGTAATATGGTTGAATAGACAATTTAGTTCCGTCAAGTAACTTAAACTCACTTATACCGACCTCTCTTAATTTATCTGGTATAGTCTCTTCACTTAGTTTTTTATAATCTGCTTTTAAGTGTTTAAGTTTTTGTTCCTCGATCTCTATCTTTTGTTCTAAATCTGTTAACTGTGATCCTAACGAACCGATGTCTGCTAGATCTTTGATCTTTATTTTGGTGTCGCTCTTTGCGTCTTCCTCGAACATTTGTTCAGGTGGTTTCATAATACATACCTCTTTATAATTAGTGGCGATGTGTCTTAGTCGAGTAGGGTATCTACGCACCTAAAGGTGAAGTGCTATGTAGTTATCTCGACCTGTTTTTATGGTAAGCAAAATAGTAAGACTTGAGGCAGCATCGCCGACTACCTGTCGCTACTACTAAATAGCCCTATTAGTATTATATAGAATTAAAATTAATAAAAGCACTTTAATAAAATATTTAAGATTTGCTAATAAGCTAATAATGTAAACTCTGAATCTCTCTGTATTTAAGCTACTCAGATAGCTATTGACAAACCTATTAACCCCATATTACCTATATATAAGTAATACTAAAACATGATGCTAGTTATTTACTTAATATATACTTTATACTTTAAACTAACTTATATAAAGGAACTAAGTTGGAACAATTTTATTTTAAAACTAAACCTTACGATCACCAACTAGACGCATTAAACATATCTTACGATAAAGAAAAGTTTGCGTTATTTATGGAGATGGGTTGTGGTAAATCAAAAGTCGTTATAGACAACTTTGTATATCTACACAAGCACAATAAAATAAATGGTGTTTTAATATTAGCTAATAAAGGTGTGTATGATACATGGTACAGTAAAGAAATACCAGCACACACACCAGATGATATAGAAATTACTTTAGTTAAGTGGTCAAACTCAAACTCTCAGAAAAATAAAAAGTTGTTACAGTCTCTATATGAAGATCCTAATAAACTTAATATATTAGTTATGAACACTGAGGCATTGAGCACGAAGAAAGGTACACAGTTCGCTACTAATTTTCTATTTAAGTGTAAAACTATGTTTATTATAGACGAAAGTACAACGATTAAAAATCATAAAGCTAAGAGGACTGTGAACGCTGTACGCATAGGTAAGTACGCACATTATAAAAGAATATTAACAGGTAGTCCTGTAACTAAAAGTCCACTAGATTTATATAGTCAGTGTTACTTTTTAGACCCAGCATTACTAGGTTTCAATAGTTACTATGCATTTAGAACTAGGTATGCCAATCTAGTAGAGAGTTCTGCTGGCGGTAGAACTTTTAAGTTGGTTACAGGATATAAAAACTTAGAAGAACTAAACCAACTTATCGGTAAGTTTAGTTACAGAGTTCTTAAAAAAGATTGTTTAGATTTACCAGACAAAGTTTATTTGAAACGTGTCATACAGATGACAGATGAACAGAAACGAGTCTATAAAGATTTACAAAAGAAAGCAGAGTCTTTATTAGCAGGCAGTAAAGTTACTATAACACATTTGATTACTCAAGTTATAAGACTACATCAAATATCCTGTGGTTTTATAAAATTAGATAACGGTGCTCTCACAGAATTACCTTCATACAGGATGGCTGAACTATTAAGCGTATTAGAAGAAGCAGACGGTAAGGTAATTATCTGGGCGAACTACAGACACGACATACAAAAGATAGAGAAAGAACTTACAAAGCTCTACGGTGCAGAGTCCGTGGGCACTTATTATGGTGACGTTAGTCAAGAAGATAGAGAAGATGTTATTAATAATTTTCAAGATAAAGAACATCCTCTTAGGTTTTTTGTAGGTAATACACAAACAGGTGGCTACGGTATCACACTGACTGCTGCAAGTACAGTGGTATACTACTCTAATAATTATGACCTAGAAAAAAGGTTACAGTCAGAGGACAGAGCGCACCGTATAGGTCAAACGAATAAAGTTACTTATATAGATATAGTTTGTGAACGCACAGTAGATGAGAAGATAGTAAAAGCACTACGTCAAAAACAGAATATAGCGCAGACAGTACTGGGCGAAGAACAGTGGAAAGATTGGTTACTATAAACCGAAAGTAGCCAAACCACCATAGTTCATCATCATACGACCACGACCTAATCTAGCTCTACGATTTCTTTCTACAGGGGACATTGTTGTTTCGTTCACTGCTGACAATGATGGCAATCCTGTTACTGGAGCTGGTACATTAAATCCAGACACTAACTCAAAATTAGTAGGCACTGGGTTTGGCTCAACCCTTGTACTCATCGGAGCATTCGCAGGTGCCATAACTCCACCGAAACCTATTGAAGCCTGTAGTTCTGCTAATCTTCTGGCAGTTTCTTCACGAGTAAGAGGTCTATTACCTGCACGCATCGCATCAAACTCAGCATCTCTTCTTGCTTTGTCTATATCGTATTGACCAGACTCAGTGTACTCGTTACGACCAGACTCAAAACTAGAACCAGCAGCACCATATAAAGTTTGCATAGCACTTGCTAAATCATTGGCTCTACTCGCTTCCATCTGTGCATTAAATGCAGCATGAGAATCACCTAATGCTTTTAGATAATTTGGACTACCTTTTGGACCTTTTGAAGAAGCATACTTACCAGAGGTCACATTTGGACCTTGTTGCTTAAAGTCAGGTATTCCATCATTGTTTCTATCTCCGAACGATACTCCTGGACCAGTTGTTCCTGGAGTGAATCCCATAGTTCCTGATGAAGTTGATCTACCTTCCTCGTCTCTACCACTAATCCTTGATCTAGCAGGATTTCCCACATCTCTCTCCATGAGAGCTTTTTCTACTTGATCTATGCCACTACGTTCTATGTAATCTTGAAGTGCTTTTTGATTTTCAGGTAAAGTCATGTCCATTCCTGCAACTGCTTCTACACCTGCTTGGTCTAATACACCTGCTGCTCCTAATTGTTTAGCAAATGTACCAATCCCGCCTTCTTGATTCACTATGTTACTCGCCATGCTTCCCATAGTCCCACCCTCAGGAACAGAAAAAACATTTCCAGCTTTAGTTTGAAATACTCCAGCATACTCTTCAGGAGTGCCCTCGTACAAATTAGGTTCTCCACGTGGGCTATATGTGTCTAAAGTTCCTACTCCATAAGTACCTATTGGGTCAGCAGCATATGTTTCAAAACCACCTAACCCGCCACCGCTAAGACTACCGCCCATATTAACTGCTGCACTTGCTGCTCCAGGAACACCGTACATTGTTTCTTTACCTGTCAAAGATTCTGTAAGTGGATCTGTAGTAGGGTCAACAGGCTGTGGTTCAGGGACTCTGTTTGCTAAAAAATTACCATAAGTGTCTCTCTGCATGGCATCTAGATTAACCTGATCTAGCATAAATCCAGGTGGATCAATTCTTCCTGGATTGACTAAATCTTCTGTAGTGAAACGACTAGTGTTCCTAAAATTATCCATGAAGTTACCGCCTACAGACGGTAGTCCTTCTCTGGTTTCTATATTAGAAACTATGTCTGATAATATCCCCATTAATTACTGTATCCATATCGTAAAGGTATGGTCAATTTTTTAGTAACATGACCACCACGGTTTAATTCTAGTTCTTCTTCGGTAGCTATCTGTGCTCCAGGTTCTAACATCATCTCTAATCTAGTATCTTGAGACTGTGGTTCGTCGTCTTCTGGGGTAAACACTTCTCTACCTACCGCTCTTGCTAAAACACTTCTGTCAGTTGTGTTTAATTTTCTAGCATTTTTAATAGTTTCGTATAGATTGTCAGGGTTTGTCAATAAATTCATAAACCTTTCTCTTTCAACATATGCTTTAGCCATTTTGACAGCAGTTAACATACGACCCTCTGTAGTAAATAGACCTACATAAGTTCGAGCACCTTGGTTAATTATATTGAACAATGTTGAATCTGCGGGAGAAAGTGAAGCAACATTGATATCGTCAAAACTTTTAAGTTCCTCACCTAAACCTTTTAAATGTCTAGGAAACTCTTCACCAAACCACCCAGTTAACTGTGCTCCATAATCATCTGCATACTGTATTAGTTTTTTACCACTGATAGTAGATCTTCCTCCTACCAACCTTGAAGCATCTCCCACAGACTTTAACATATCATTCATGATATATCTTTTATATTGTTCTAGGAGTTCTGGTTTATTTTGTAATACTCTTCTAAGTGCATCAGTTACTGAGACTCTATCTTTGCTCCAACTAGAACTAAATATTGCTTCTGGACTGTCTGTTTTTACAATATTTCTTAGAACGTCTGATTGTTCAATAGCTGTTCTAGCACTTTCTAAATTTCTTTGATTATTTTTAAAAGATCTAATAAACTGTGTGGGAGATATAAATTCTGCAAGTTCTGTTTCATCAAAAAATCTTTTTAATATTTTACCGTTTTTTGACATCCACTCGTCGTACTCTTTACCACCTTTGGGTCTCAACAATCCATCAGGAGCAGTATCGTCTACAACTTTAGCAAAAAAATCTCCTCGAAGACCTTGTCTCATAGCTTCAAATGCTTCTACATTTTCTGGATCTAATATTTTATTCAAGTAACTTGTGTCTTTGTTATTACGAAGGACAGTGAGTAACCTGTCGTATGCTTCTTTATCACCTAATTGATATAAGTCAGATCCTTGTTTTTGCATCTGTGTTATTTGTTTTATAACATTACTGTCAAACTCTGCGTCTGCTTGTTTGTATGCATCTTCCGCAATAGAGAAAGTTTTAAAAGCCTCTGGGTTTTTATTCCTTAGTGCATTGTTACGGATCTCATCCATACCGTCTCGTATAGAAATTAAATCTGAAAAATCACCACCTTTTGAAGCAATATTATTTATACTGCTCTGTAACTGACGAATGTCTCCTTGAAACTGTTTAAAACTTTTATTAGTATTTATAGTATTTTTTAAACTTGTCGCTATATCTAATACTTGTTTATTTGGTAGCCCACTTTCGCTTTGGGTTTTTATAATTCTATCGAGAGTTTTATTTAGAGAAGAATAATTGAAAGGTTTAGCATTGCCTTTAAATCCTGCTTGTTTATAAGCAGTTTCATAGTCTAAATCAACTTTATCGTACCTAGCATTTTTTAAAGTTACAACAGAATCACGAAGTTGTCTACCTGCTTCATCTGCAGGTAATCTATTGTTCGATAGATTAGTTAGAATCTCATTAGCTGTTGAGTCTAAATCAGCTATTTTTTGATCTATCGGTATTGTTTGCCTAGCTACATCTTCGGCTACTGTTTCTTGTATTTCTCGACCAGTTTCTTGTCTTGTGTACAAGTTTGCAGCTTCTTCTGCTTGCTCTCTTGTGACTCCTTGTGTTTCTATTAAGTTGTCTACTATCCTACTAAACAGTTCTCCTTGGTCTGAATATTTTTCTCTTAAAACCCTACCAAAAGGAGTATCTCTATTAGCTTCGTTTCTTAAAAATTGTTCTAAATTTACTGCACCAGGAACATCATCACCCATTAAAACTTGAGGAGTAGTCAAAAATTTAGTATCTACAGTTCCTTCTTTTCTTAAGTTTTCGTAAGCCGACATAAATTCATCTTCATCAATAGGTATAGCACCTAACCCTCTACCCATATACATTTTATACAACCTATATCCTAATCCTCCAGCACCGCCAAAAGCAGCAACTAGACCAGCTTGTTTCATAGCTTCTGAGTTTTTATCAAAACCTTGAGGTAGATAACCTTTATTGTCTAACTCTTCGAGTTTTTTCATTCTATACACATAAGATCCTAATGCTTCTGTCATTATCCCTACTGTAGCACTTCTAGTGACACCTGCTGCAGCTAGTCCAGGAAGAATCTCAGCAGCAAACGGTTTCATAAATGCTGTAAAATCTCCCATGTTCATTCCAGGAGGGTTTACTGGTCTAGGTTTACCTGAGAATGGATCATTAAATATATACTCATTTGTATTCGGTTCTACTCGAACATCCCAGTTAAAACTAGGGTTGGTAAATCCTGCTTCACGATAGTTATCTTGTAGTATTTTTGTTATAGCGTCTGGACCAGCTTTAGGGTCGTTCCTAACAGACTCAGGCAGAAACTCAAAATCTTCAATAGCACTTCCAGGAGTAGCCTCGGCTTCAAAATCTACACCACTGTATTGCGCAAGAAACTGAGGACTCATACGAGATACAAAATCTTTTGTTATTAAAGGATCTCCTGCTAATATTCCTTTCTCTGCTGCCTCACGAACATCAGTTGAAAGTTCTGAGGTAGGTTGGTAAATTCCAGGAAAATTTACAGGTTTATAACCGTATTGACTTAATGCATCCATCTGAGGTTGTGTAAGACTGTCTTCATTAGTAGCCAGTCTATTGTCTAATACTTTGTCAACTCCTTGTGGATCGAGTAAAAAATCAATTGTATTTTGATTTATTTGACTCATTGATCAACCCCTCTAAGTTTTATATACTCTAAAAACTTATTGTACTGTTCTGGGTAATTAGTTCGATATGTAGCAGCAAGAGTGGGTTGACTACTTAATCTTTGTAAAAGTTCTTCATTAGTCATAGTACCTATACCGCTTGGATCACCAGCTATTGAAGGTAAACCACCTACTGGTGCGGCACTTACAGGAGTGTTACTGATAGGTCTTTTATCTCTGCTTTTTACTAAATCTCTATACGTCGCTATATTTTTATCACTACCCTTACTTATAGGAATAGTGTCGTATCTGTTTAAATTTTCTTCTGATAACACTTGGTCTATAAACCTAGTTTTTACAGGTTGATATGGATTATCTGGAGTCTCTCGTAAACTTGCTTCAAATTTTGCTATTTCTTCCGCACTTATAATTTCTGAGTTATTGAATTCTTGAATCCCCATCACAAGACCGTCGTATTTATCTACCGCACCTTCTACTAAATCATAGACTTGTTGTTCAAAATCATCAAAAGTGGTGGCGTTTGCACCAGCTCGATTAAGGAATCTTTCTATATCTCTGTCGGATATGTCTCGACCTTTTTGAGCATCTAATGCTGCACTTTGTAGTGCGAGAGTAAATATTAAATTTTGTACTCTTTTAGTGTCAAGACCAGAATTTTTTAAGAAACTGTAAAGACCAGTGTCGTTAAAAGTAGTGTTAAATTGATTTCTAAAACTATTGAAATTTTTAGTTTCTTCTCCTGGATCTCTTTTACCGTTACCATTCGCATCGTTATAAAAATCAAATTGACCTCGGTTAAATATATCATTTAGTTGTTCAAGCTGACCTATAACATTCTTACCGAACTGCGTGAGCCCAGTAGTTGGGTTACCGAAAGTGACGTCTTGATCTCTAGCCCTAGCGTCTTCTATTATAGCGAATGTTTTATCTACTGTGTTTAAAATCTCTCTTGTCTGACCATTGACTTGTTGTATTTGAGCTTCTATTCTTTTTTGTTCTTCATTAGCTTGATCAATAGTCATGACACCAAAGGCATTAGACTGTGGTCGACCTTTTTGGAAAGTAAACTCACCGTTAGCTCCATAAGTCATTCTATAACTGTTGTCTATGGGCATTAAATGTTCATACCCTTCTCGAGGCGCACCGTTTTTACCGCCAAATAAATTACGCTCTAGTGTAAACTCAGGTTGCCCAGTGAGTGTATTCATAACTTGTTGTATTTTAGCTACACCAACTTTAGTCGCTTCTACATTTGGGTTGTTTTTCTCCCACTCTGCGAGCTCAAAGTCTGTCATAGACATTACTTTATCGTCTACTACATATTGGTTTCTACCTTTCATAGCATCATGTCCAGGGACAAGTATAAATCCTTGATCTGCTAATCGTTTAGCAGTTACTTGATTAAGTAAACCTGCTCTTGCGCCTGCTGATGGATCTGGTCGACCGTCATTATCTTCATCTGCAAATATTGAATATGCTTTCATTTCACCTGAGTATGGAACTGCTCCAGGAGTCATACTTACTTCTTGATCAGTTAAAAACTGCGGGAACTCTTCACCAGCAATAGTGTATGGTTCTCTTTTAGCTTTTATTAAAGATGTTCTTAAACTGTTTCTATCTTTAGCACTAGCTAATGATAGACTAGCAGAAAAGTCTTGTATCCTTTTGGCTTTATTAATGTCAATACTTGCCATTGCGTCTCGATATTTTTTCTGCTCTTTAGCTGAACCACTAGCATAGTTCAAAAACGCACTTGATAAAGCAGTGCCCCAGTCATCGCCTTTAGTGCCTGAGTTTATTAAGGCAGCACCAGCAGCGAGATAGGGGAGTGCTTTGTCGGGTTGGGGAATTAAATCTTTAATTTCATCTGTGTCTAAATATTCTTTAAACGCTTCTAAGTATATCTGATTAGCTTCTTGTTGACTTTCAGGGTCTGCTCCGTAAAACTTTTCTATTTGATCCATAGTATAAAAAGTGTTTACAGCACTTTGAGTTACTTCTTCACCGTCTCTTTTAACTGTTCCTAGAGTCATCGCTTGGTTTAGTTTATCTACAAACGTCATCTCATCTTCTGACTTTTCGTTCTCGATGTCGAGTGTATTGCTCATTGTTTTAGCTACTTCTTTTTCTACTTCTGGGTTAGTACCTAAACCTGTCATTTCAGTTATGGTGCTGTCCATACCTGAATTAACTATACCAAAATCATGTTGACTCGGTAAATTATTTGCAACTCTGACTGAATCAGCTAACATCGCTTCTATAACTTCTGGAGGCTGAGCAGTTATTTGAGCTATCTGGTCCATGGACATTCCGCTCTTGGCTAAATCAATTACTTGATTACGCATCGGGAACATTAAATTTACTGGTCTTGACATATTTACACCAATGGTTGATTACCTTGTAAAGCACCGTATGCAGCAAGAGCTGTACCTACTCCTTGCATAAGTGGGTTACTAGGGTTATTAGCAGACATCTGAGTCATCGTTGTACTGCCTAAAACAGGAGCAAAACTTGATGCTAATTGACCTGCTTGACCGATAGTATTCATTGGTAAATTGTATGCTCCTACAAAATTACCGTAATCTAGATCCAGTCCTCGTTGACCTAAGTTTTGCTGCATACCACCAGCACCATACAATCTAGCTATGTCTGTGCCCATTAAACCTGACATTGCTCCACCTAAATTACCTATTTGAGCACCTAAGTTACCACCTAATTGACCAGTCTGTGCTGCCATGCGGAAAGCATCTTGACCAGCACCACCGTATAGATTACCTAACGCGCCACCTAATGCACCTAAACCGCCAGCAGTAGATCCCATCAATCTTGCTATATTCGCTTGTCTACCTTGCTGACGTTCAAAAGAATCTGAAGCTAGTTTCGCTGCACGATCTTCTGCTTGCAGTCTCAAACCACCTATACCTTGCATCGCGCCTCTAGCTATATCTGCTCTAGCGTCACTTCTTTGTAGTCCGCTTCTATCACCGAACCCTGCGCCTTTGCCTATTGCTGTAGCTCTATTAAATATATCAGTCTCTGCTAACCTTCTTGAGACATCATCAAGTGCTTGATCTACTACTTGATCTTGATATCTGTTAGAAAACTCTGATATATCGTCAGCTGAAAAACCTTGCATAGCACCTCTACCGAGATCTACTGCATCACCTAGCAGACCTACACCTTCTTGTATCGGTGCTGCGCCTTGAGACACTGCTTCGTCTAATAGTCCTGTACCAGTGCTTAGTCCTCCAGTGACATCAGCTAACGCTCCCTCTGTTATTTCTTCCGCCCTACCTAGATATGGACTATACGCACCGACTCCTTCGGCTGATAACCGCATCGCTTCTTCTTGTGCTGGTGTGAATCCTGCTATTCTTTCGCCTTGGTATGTGAATGGGTTAGCACCAGCTACCCCAAAGCCCATCATTTTATTATATAAATCTTGATTCAACAGAGGCAAGATACCAGGAACATTTTGTCCTGGAACACCGCTAAAAAATTGACCTAAAAAATTAGGTGGTAATACCTCCGACCTTTGAAATTGTTCTTCGACTGCCATTATGCTCTTCCTAGCCCCATGCTCATTGCTTTGTTTTCATTAAAATTCATAAAATCGTATAACCGTTCTATGCCCTTATCGTGATCTCCATCACCTATACCTTTGACACTTTGTTTAGTGAGTACAAACTCACCGTCAGCTAATTTAGCATTGATTGTGTCTTCATCTCCTGATCCCTCAGGATCCTCTACGTCACCGCCTGTTTGTCTTAAATCAATCTCTTCTACGTTACCCCCTTTATTGAACGTAGGGAACATTAAATTAACATATTGATCATTATCGCCTGCAGCCTCCCTGAAAAACTCTGCTACAGCAGGATCTAATGAAGCTAATGAAGAAGTTGGTATGTCAGTAGGCATAAAACTTCCTTGATTAATAGACGAACCTTGTACTCCTCTATATTGAGAAGGAGTCACTGCTGGCGTAAGTGGATTCTGTAAATACCCACCTAATGCACCGCTAGGAGCAGGCATACTTGTGGTTGTTTCATCTGGGTTAAATGCGCCCATAGCTGTCAATGCTGTAGCACCTGCACCTATTTTTTCTAAAGCACTTAAATCTTTAAATCTGTCACCTAGTTTAAACCCTTCTGGTAGCGTAGCGTCTGTAAGTGCTGCTCGACCAGATGCACCTATATCTTGAAATATACTGCCGATACCTTCTCCACTTCCAGGAGTTGGATCACCTATATTACCTTTAGACAGCATAAAATTTTCACCGAAAGGGTTAAGTGAACTTATACCTTCGCCAAAAGTAGTTTCTCCGAAAGTACCGCCTTGTATTCCTGCACCTTGCGCGATATTACCGCCAACATAAGAAACCGCTGTAGACTGAGCTATATCTTTTCTGTTACCACCTGCTGCAGCAGTGCCTAATCCACCACCTATCGCAGCACCTCCAGGTCCGCCGATAGCGTATCCTACAATACGACCTACGGTCGGTGCTATCTTTTTAAGAGTATCACTTAACCAACCGAACTCAGGTGCACCAGTTATTGGGTTTATAGAGTTTTCGTAATGACCTACTGTATATCTGTTAGGATCTGTTTCGTGTCTCTCAAAAGCGTCGAACAGTGCTCGTTTTAAAACTGGGTCAGTCGCTATCGGTCTTGGCAAGACCATTTCACCAGTAGAAAGGTGACCAATCATAGTGTCTCCAAACCTGCCGTGTATAGCTATACTTTCAATGCCTTGTAAACTCATGTAATTAGTTTACCTCTTTTTAATTTAATTGTATATTCTAAACACCAACTTTCTTCATGGCGTCTTTATGAGATTGTGTAAAAGTTGCACCTTTGTTCATTGCTCTGACCATACTACTGACGTGTTTTTTAGTATGATGTTTCGCGTGTTTCTTCAAAGCTGTCTGTTGTCTTTTGTTGAGTTTATCTACTTTTACACCTTTTATCTTCATATCTTCCTCTACAGTGTTATAGTGGTGTCCCCACCTAGTTTAAATGTAACTTTACCTACACTACCGACCGCCTCAAAACCTTTTGGTGTTGTAGGTGTTGAAATATTTTCCCAGTATAGTCCTTTGTATACCTGTAACGCACCGATGTCTGTGTTCCATACTATACTGCCTTCATTGAATTTTAGTTTATCCCTTTCTGTTGTGTTTATTTGCCTTATATTATCAGGATCAAACTCTCCTAAATTTATTTCTAATATCCTAACTAGTCGATTGTATGTTGATCCACTGACACTTTCTTCCATTTCTATGGGAAGTCTGGTTTGTAATAGTTTGCTCATCTTCTACCATCTGGTCTAACTTCCATTCGAGTAGCACCTAATCTCCATCCTGTAGCTGTATTACCACTTACATTATCATCATCAGATTCTACACGTAAAACAGCCTGTCTACCTCTAGCTCTTACGTGGGTCTGTTGCGTATCACTCGATACAGAAGAAGTGTTTGATGTAGTGAGGGAATCCCCTGGAAAATTACGAGTTTTTAAAACTAAATTAACTGTTCCACCAGAACTATTAGCTAAAAACCTAAAGTCTGGAATCATTTTTGATATGAACGCATATTGTTCTCCGTCTGCTATATCAAAATCGCTAGATTCTATAAACACATTAGTCATAGGGCTACCATCAGCATCAAAACCTGATTCATGGGTGTACAGATAATTGTCCGTCGTAGCTCTAGGAGAACTTGATACACCAGAGTCAATCCAAGCATGTCTCACTAATTGACCATAAGTCCACACATTTTCAGCATAGTTATAGGTCACGTATCTATTTATCTCTTCACTGCTTGAAGAACAATAAAACCAACCTACTTCGTCAAATTTAGTGTTGGTAAAACTAAAAGTTTTAAATGCCTGACTTGAGTTAAAATCATCAAAGACGTAACTTAAAACTGTGCACGGCACTTTTTTTACCGCACCAGTATATGCGTAAAAGTTATCATAACCCATCCAAAACACTCCAGTAGGAGCTGTAACTGCTGCTTTTGGAGCCATTAAACCTGTGTTTTCATTAATAAGATTTATGCCAAAAGTAAACGGTGGTCCAATAAATTGCATACTGTACAGAGCTGTGTCTGTCCATATTAATAACTCTTGCCTAGATTTCACTGCTCCGATAATAGAGCTACCAGAATCTAAACGTAAACTGCCAGCAGTGTTAGTAGACAGTGCTTCAAAATCTAAAGGATTTTCTTGATCACTAAAAGCTATCAACATAGGATCTATAGCACCGCTGCGAGAACCACCGTCCATGGGATCTGCTCCTAGTACAATTAAATGTCTGTCTTTTTCAGATGTAATAACTTGTAACCCTAGTGTTGGGACATTAACCGCACCAGAAGTGGTAGCAAGTTCAACGGCTCTCGTTGATGTTCCGTTGTTTTCTACCCATCTGTATACACCACCGCCTCTTGGATTCAAAATTAAATCTTCTCCAAAATTATCATGTGTCCATAACCTTAATTGATTGTTTGCAGAAATAGCACTAGAGCTACCAAACGTGCTAGCACCCCAAGTACCGACACCCCAACCTGTACTTTGAATATATGTATCTAGACCTACGTTAATCTGATAACTGCCATCAACACCAGAACCACCGTTACCGCTATCACTACTGTTAGCTGTGACTGCAGCACCGTCAGTATCTTTAGCCACAAAAGTATATGTATTTGTACTAGGGACAGAAACTATTTGATATTCTTGGTTTAAAACCGCAGCAGTAATATTACCGCCAAGACTGACAGCCCCAGAAATAGTGACGAAATCATTTGCTACAGCTCCGTGCGAAGAGTCAGTAGCTGTGATAGTAGAACTGCCGTTAGTAGCAGCAAAGGTGATGCTGTTAGTAGAAGTTTTTCTTATAGGGGTGATATCATTAAAGTTATCCCCTTCTTTAATATAGTATTTTAAAGTTGTTCCTAATCCTAAAAATTTAGTTCCAGATAAAGCAACCCAAGCATGTAACGCTCTAGCTTTGCCTAAGAATGTCTGTAGTGTGTTTTTAGCCCATCCACCTATTTTTTGAGGTCTGCCATTTTTAAAACGAACAAGATTAACATCAAACCAACCTCCTTCGTTATCGTAGTCAGTTCCTTCTCTATTTATTCCTGGACGAAATACAAATTTATTTAAAGGCATTTTACCCCTCTACCATCATATCTTTTAATCTAGTTGCTCTTGGTCCAACTTGCCTAGCCCATTTTGAATCCAACATTTGTACAGCAGCTTCTTCCCAATCTGCTACTTCCATGGCTGCTAGAAATTTTTTAAAATTCAATAGTCTACTGAGACCTAAATTGAAACACATATTAATCATCACTCTTTTTCTGACATCAGACAAGTTACTATACCAATTAAAAGTTCTTTCTAATTCAGACACACAATTATCTATATCATTAGCTAATAAAAAATCAGACTCAGATTCACTTATACCTACGTCTTCTAAATTTCTCCCTACCCCAATAGTCAGTTTATCCGCGGAGCAGTGATATGGTTTGAATTTAACACCTTCATCTCTTTTAAGTTCTTCAATTAACTTCTGTAAGTTCATCTTTTTTATCCTCTGCGGTTGGGTCGTTATCTCTGTAGTATTCTATTATAGCTAAATTTTGCCTGATGTAACGCTTTATATCTGCTATGTTATTTGACAAATTTTCATAACCTTGTGCAGTGAGAGAGTAGTAAGCAACAGCAGGTGCGTCACCTTTATCGTAGTCTGTTATATACTCTCTCATAGTTTCTGGGTTTAGTATTTTCCATTTAATCTCAGCAGGTGAGACTGCTTCTGGTAAAGGTGGATGATATAATGGCGCAGGTTTTTGGACCGTAATAATTTCTACTGGATCAACTTTAGGTGGTTTTGATAATACACTTGAACAACCAGTTGTAAATAATAGAAAACTAATTAGTAATATTCTCATCAAACTGCCTCGGATTAGTTAAATCTACTAACTCTCTGTTTACTCTAGCTGTACCTTTATTGACAATATTTTCTACTAAACCACTTTTAGCTATTGCTAAACTATTCAGGTCATGTCTAGCGAAAGTGTTTCTTAACTTACTCACTTCTTTACGAGCTTCGTTACTCTGTTCAGTCAACTCTGTTATCTTTTGTTGACTTATTTTTTCTTTATCTAATTGATTCTGTAACTCTTTGTTACTTTGCTCTACTGATTTTTTCAGTATCTCTTGATTAGTTATAGCTACGTTTAACTCTATGTTTAGTTTATCTATTTTTGAGTTCTGCATACTGATATACATAGCACTTCCACCCAAACTTGCGATTAGTAAACCACCTAAGATTATGTTTGTTTGTATGCCCATTTGTTTAGTTTAACCTAAATTAATCAATATTTTAACTACCTTGTTTAATATTGATGATTGATGAACTGCCACCATTGACACTCACTTGATTTACTTTACCCTCTTGTTCTATGCGAATGCTGTACGAACCGTCTTTTGATACCTGCATCTGTAAGCTATCTTCAATCTGTCTTATAAATTTAACTTCACTATCGGATACAAAAGTGTTTATTTGTGTATCACTATCGTATCCTACACTTGTGCCTCTTACTCCATCAGCAGATAAAGCTCTGTCTGCTTTACTAAGTTCATCAACCTCTTGTATAACATCTAGTAAATCTTCTAAAAAATTTGCAGCGAGATAATCTATATCAAGCTCTGTGTATTCTAGATCATCTTGTTCTAGTTCATCTGTATCAAGTTCATCAAACTCTAAAAAATCTATATCCAGTATGTTTTCTGTATTAGCAGTAGCTTCTTGCTCACCCTCTAAATCTCTAGCTTGAGGAGGATTTACTATCAACATGTTATCAATCATGTCTACTGTTAAATCAAGAATAACAGCAGGAGTGGGTGAAGTTTCAAAATTATACACAGTTGTTGCTTCATATGGTCTATTAAGTATCACCTGCCCTAAAGCAGTATCTACAACTATCTCACCACTAGCGTCTCCATTCTCGTCTGGTAATAATATCACAAGAGTTTCGCCAGTTTCTTTTACCGTAAGTGTGAAATCTGTGCCTCTGATTCCTATCGTAGCTGAATTAGTTCTGACTGTTATATTATCTTTAGGTATGCGTGGCTTTTTACTAGATATAAATCTACCAGTTCCTTTGACAAAATTCAAAGCCATACTTGATTTACTAGGGTTAGGATCAAATACAAACTCATCAATTATCACATTGCTGTGTTCTGTAAGACGTATAGTTGTCTCATCTCTGAACGTAACACCCATACGACCGTTAGCTGTTTCCAGTTTGTCCATAGAGTTTAATGAGAAATTAATCTCACTTTCGTATGGTTTGTCTCGTACTACTCTTGTGTTACCGTTTAACTCTGTGATATTACCTATATCAACATCCAACGCTTGTGCCTTGATCGTCTTGGTTGACACACACAGTGCCATTACTACCATCAGAAGTAATGCGTAACCAGTCGTTGTCTTGTGTAGACTGTTGGTCAACAGCAAACGATCTATTACTACCGTCGTGCTCAAGTTTAAAATACCCACCTGCATATCCGTCTCCGTCATAATTCACAGTATTACTATCACCATCAAGATCTATGTAGTTTGTACCTGAGTCTACATCTAAATCAATATTAACTGTGTTACCTGAACCTTGTACAATAGTGTCCACATCTGCGCCACTAGCTAAAGCATTTGTAGCTAAATCTAGTGTCATAGTGTTAGTTGATCCATCCACGTCCACATTAACATTACTGTTATCTGCCGAGTTCGAGTTGCCAGGATCTACTTGTATCGTAAAACTATTTGTATCTCCATCAAAATCGAATATACCTGTAAATGTATCTGCATTGATATCGCCTAACATCTTGTTATTATTACCTATTTGATTTACATCTAAAGTCATAGTTGCGCCATCAAGATCAAATGCAGTCATACTACCATGTGCAGAGTTTAACCCACCTATGATGTTACCACTTCCTAATTGCTCAAGATCTATATTTGCTGTAGCACCAACTTGATCTACATAGATTTCGTTATCATCTGCATTTAAAGCTACAGACAATACTAATAAACCCAATAGTAACGCTAACGCTGTTCTGTTAAATTTACTCATCATAATTCCAGTACCCCTTTTTTACACCTATTTTAATTATTTCTAACACTCCTTCTTCTATCGCTTTTTGTAACGCTATTGATGTGCTTTCATTCGCTGACACACCCCCCTCTACCTCTATGAGTCTTGTCCCTTGATCTATAAATCGAAATAAATCTTGTGACAAACCTACAGATAAAACATTTTTAGAAGCTAGTGTTTCTATCAATACTTCACCTGTGGATACAGATACTAATCGTAAACTAATCGTTATCAGATCCTCTCTGTACTCTTTACTAGAGCCGATGCCGAGGTAACGAGCACCTAAACCACCACTCTTTATATTAGTATCATAACTCAAAACTCCTCCCTGTACTAAAAGTCCAGCAAAAAGTAATGGTTTTACATTACTGTCTTCTTCAAAACTTTCTCTAGTAGAGCGTATTATTTGTCTCTCTTTAGTTAAACTTTCTAACCCTACCCTTTCTACTACTTTAAAAAATTCGCCCTCTGCAGCGTGTTTTAAAGCTCTTATAAGATACGCTTCTGGAGCTTGTGTAATAGCTGTACTAAACAAAGCAAACTCACTGTTGCTTTTCCTTTGACCTGTGTGATCTCTAAAACTGTTAGGATATATAGCTATCACTGGTTTTCTTTTAGAAGGTGGTGTATTTTTCAACTCTTCTGACTGTAAAGAAAGTATAGAAGAGCTCTGTATAACTACGTGTGGGAAACCACCACCCTCTAATAAATTTTTAGACGCGCAACTAGAAAGTAAAATCGCCAATAGGCACAGTAATAACTGTCGTCCCACCTGTCTCGTCTGTGATCGTGAGAGAGATAGTATCGTTTTCAACAATGTATTCAATAGTGTTGCCCTCTAGTGTTAACTTACCTTCTGTTTGTTTAGTTTCTCCAAACAACTGTTCTACCATTTGTCTGCTTAGTTGCGCATAGATCCTACTCTCTAAATTTCTTATAAATCTAGCGAGTGTAGTATTATCTGCGTCTCTAGCTAATTCATCTTTGTATGCTTCTATCTCATCTTTTAATGCCTGTTTTCTAGTAGACTCTTGATTCTCTATCGTAAGATAATGACTAGATGTATTTATCCCAGAAAAGCTAGGACTTTTAAATTTAAAAGACATTTCGTCAGAATATACTGGAAACGATAATAACAATATTAAATATTTAATCTTTCTTATCATCTTTTAATCTGTTTTCCTCTTTTAACTCTAAAACAGTATTTACCTTTTGTTGTAATCTTATCATATCTTGGTCTAATAAACGTAATTGATCAGTAAGTCTAATAATAGTTACCTTCATTTCCTGTACAGCAGGATCTATTTTCTTTGTGATTGTTTGCCAAACAAAGAAAACAAAATAACCCAGCCCTACAACCATCACTATCGGGAAGCCAAACTCTGAAACTAATTTTACTATATCCATTATTTGAACTTCTTCTGTATATATTTAATACCTGCATATATAGATAAACCATATACTGCAAACAAAGTTAGACTACCAAACACAATCAGGTAATCAGAGGGATATAGGTATATTAGTCCGAAAAGACCGTCTACAACTGCTTCTGCGTCTCCGACTGGAGGTAGATTAATCTCGTCTTGCATCTATCTTCCCGTCTTCTACGAAATTTTCAGCTCTAGCTATTCGCTCTAAATCAGGGGATAGATTCAATGCACTTGATACGCTAGTGTCTATGCGTATCATGTCGTTGTTCATTGTTGCTGCTCTGGTGATAAGCATTTTAGATATAGCTTGTACTGTATTAATTTCACCTACTAAAGCATCCATCATTTGCTTCATAACGAGAAATATGAAATAAGCCATTATTAAACCACCAGCAACTGGTAGTCCTAAATCAGCTATTAATGCAAAACCTTGTTCCATTCATCCACCACCCCTTCTGTAACAATCGCCTCAAGAACTCCGACTATCATAACTCCTATGATGTCTGCTTCTCTATCTGCTTCCTCTCTATCTCTAGCTATTATTTGTGGTCCAACATATTCAGTTCCATCTTCATCGTTTATTCTAGTTATAAAGATCTTCATTCTTCACCTTTAAAATTTTTGCTAGAACTTGAGCTACCTGCGTATAGACCAAACCATGCTGCTCCTGCACCAACAATTATCGATATAAGACCAGACTGTTCTAGGTTGGGCTCGGGTAACTCCATAAACCACATAACAGAGTAGTACAATAAAAATATATACACACTTAAAAACATACGAGGAAATATTCGCCAAGCATCTACCGCTCTCGCTAGATGAATCCATTTTTGATATGGATTAATGCTCCGTTCGTTGTGGACTGTGTCAACTTCAATTTCCAGCTCTATCTTCTTTTTAATATTTTCTTCCATTACTTCTTCGCTTTTTTCTTTTTAACTTTTTTCTTTTTCTTGGCTCTTTTCACATACGCTTCGTTCTTAGCAGTTTTAGGATCATCTGCTACGTATCTGCCTTTTTTATCTTTGGCTCGAACCGTTTCAAAAAGATTAGGAAAGAAAAAACATTTTATTTTATTCCATATACTCATGACACTTTTCCTCTGTTATACAAACTTTGCAAAAACTATAGATGCTAAAATGAATGGATATACTGCCCATATCATATTTTCTAGTTTTTTGAATTTAGCAGAACCTTCATCAAGACGTCTTTCGATATACTCGTATCGTATGGCACATTCTCTTTCATGCGCTTCTATTTTTGACAAAGAATCTTTTACTGTTGGCATCATGCCACCTGTATGTCCCAACAGTTAAGATTAGCAGCAACTGTTCTTCTTTCGCCTTTGCCTTTAAATGGGTAAACCATGTGTTGTAACCAACTTGGAAATAAATAAAGTTTTCCTACTTGCGGTTGTATTACAAAGCTCTGTGGAGGCTTTAAAATATCCACATCTGTAACGTGATTTTGTCCATACTGAAAAGCTAAATATCCATCACAATCTCCACTAGCGTTGTATAGATTATATTCAGATGTTCCTGCAGTAGGTTGATCTAATATTTGCTGTGGTACTTTAGTCCAAGTTGTGCAAGAGATACCCATCATTGTTTTTGTGCCATGACTGTGTATCGGATTGTAATCCCTTTCAAAGCTATGCACTGACCAAAGTTCATCCATTTCTACACGCTTATTCGTTTTGTATTGTGCGCCAGTAGCTTTTGAATAATGATTTATGTATTCAGCACCTAAAGCACACAACATATTAGTAAAATCAACAATTTTTTTATCTTCGTGATCCATTAATAGTTGTTGTCCATGTTGTATCTGACCAACAAGTGTACTAGCAAGTGATTTTCGTTTCTTTTTCTTCAAATAAGAATCTAAATACTTATTTAAATTTTTTACCATTTCTTCTGGTACATCATGCTCTAGTACAAAAACACTAGGCATACCGTGGATTTGAGTAGCCATATTAACTAGGTACTGAAAATGATTCGTCTGGCGTAGGATTCACTACTGGATTAGTAATAACTGAGTC